TTCGGCGTATGAGCGTTGAATGGATGCTTTCAAGTAACTAGCCATTGATTTTCCCCTTATAGACCGACATTACTGTATGTATCGCCTGTCAAAACAGTTCCATCCGACAGCACGGTTCCCTCGGACTTGTACAGACTATCGGGGAACGAGAAGAAGTTCTGAAGAACAATGTTTCCAAACGACACACCAGCCTCAAGTCCTGTGATGCCCTTGGTGTTTGGGTGGTGTTCAATATTCCAATAAGTAAGCCCCATCATATACGCGCTTGGATGCGAGGCTTGATACGCATCAGGAAGTTTGGTGTCCATTTTGTACTTGCGTGCCAGATAGCCATACACCTGTTGCCGTTCGGTTTCCTGCAACTTGCGGTTGAACACAATGACTTCGTTGATGACTCCACGGAATCCATAGGGTGTATTCGTGAGTGCAGTTGATATCCAAGCAGCACTGCCTGTTGTACCACTTGAAGCCAAATCATAACGGTGATACGAACCAAATCGTCCAATATCTACGGTTACACCACACACAGGCGCGGTGCGTCCTCCTCCAGATCCATCGGAATTAGTAACAAAGAGTCCAGTGGATCGTGATCTGTTTGTGGCTTGATCGCCGTTTGCAAAAGCGTACAGCACATTTGCGGAATCCCTAGAAACTTCACCCACCACCATTCCCATGCTTTGACCTGAAACATGGGGATCATAAGCAATGAAAGTTTTAGCAAAAGCAGCAACAGATGGTGTAAACGGTCGCCACGGAGTGAAACCAATCAGCCCCGCACCAACAGGATACAGTTTTTGGTTGTTTGCAAAATTGTAATATGTGGATGTCTGGCTCGGAGTATCACGATCAGCATAATTCCATGAGCGAGAGAACACAACAAAATCATCGGGATTACTGGAGAAAAACGAATCTGTAAACCGTCTATTCGAAGAAACAAGACCCAATCCATAAGAGAATGAATCAATTGTAGGACGATACACGATAAACATATCCATATCAGCAGAAAGTGTGAGTCCATTTTTCAGATAGAAATGCCGACCAACAAGCAGTTTATCTCCTGAAGACCCAGGAGCAAAGGTGAATCCTATAGCAGCAGATCCCAAAGTCAATCCGCTTCCTCTCACGATGGTTTGCGGTCCAAAGATCACACCACCATCAAACGAGATTCCAGTAGCACCAACGATACCGTTATCGTTGATGACGAGTGTGGGACGCAGTTTGTCAATGGTGACTCCCGCATAAGCAGGCACACTGGTCCACCGATCCCATGTGGGTGGAAGCGCATGGTTTCCGTTCGGGGAAGCATCACGCCAAATATCCATACTTGCGCCGTTGGCTACCGAGCCACACACACCAATATTCTCTGGCTTCAGCCACAGGACGAGTCCCACCATGCCTGTCGGATCCAAATTGCTTTCTTTATTCCGATAGAATGCACTGGTGCTGCCAAGTGGTGCGCCGATGGGGTTGTGTGCAGTGCGTCCGCCTTCAGGCACATAGCAGTAGGTGTAGCCCAACGATGTACCGACAAACACCGTACCCAGTGAAGTGGTAGATCCGTTTGGTCCTACTTCAAGAGTATTGCCGATGTACGGATTGTACCCAAGCGGATACAGATCACCCGTGGCTCCCAACCAGTATCCTGAAAGGGTGACACCGTTGGCACGAAGATCCAGCGTGGTTCCAATGTTATACGGAGTGTATCGCCCAATAAGAGGAATTTCGTAAAAGGTAGCCTGTGAAGAAGAAGTCAACTGATTATCAATAGCCTTCTTCACAAGAATAGAACCAAACATCCGCATACCTGCGGGGTGGATGATGTCCTTCAATACACCAAAATATGTGTCTAGTGATACCGCCGACTTTAGTTCATACGAGAAGTCTTGGTAGTAGTGACCATCCTGAATCTTCTTGTTGGACGAAGCCTTGCCGCGATTGCCCGAGAAATATCCAGGATACTGCGTGACTGCGCTACGCAAACCAACCACACGCGCAGTCTGTGATCCTGTTTCACTGAAGATGTTCAAAACGATATCGCCCGAGTAGTTTACACCTGAATTGGAAATACCAATCTTCTTGACTCCTCCCGCAAGACCCACTTGGTCAATCTTTGCAGAAAAGCCCCTGCCTGTGGAGTCCACGACTGTAACCGCATCACCAACGCGATATCCCTCGCCAGGCAGTTCAATAAAGAATTCTCCAAGCACGGAATACGCAGTCTCACTCCACTCGCTGCTGTCCTTGATAATTTTCACAGTGCGATTGGGCAGGAATGTTCCGTTGATGTCTGTGATAAAGAACTCGCTGATGGGAACGCCGTTGAATGCGTACTGCACCACGGAATTGATGAACGCACTGGCAACCAACTGCTGCCCCTCATACTGAAATATCTGACCACCCTTGCCGCCGAACAGGTCTGTTCCGTTTGTCACCGTGGTCTTGATGGAGCGTGGCTCCAACCAAACACCGTCCGAGGCTTTCAGAATGTCATTTTTCGGATAGTAGAACTCCAAGTCGCTGTCGTACAGTACGCGGAACAGAAACTTGTACGCGCTCTCTGTGCCCTTGTTGCCGTAGAAATCCCGTATCTTTTTCAGCAGGGTCTTTTTGTTGGGCTTGTTTCCGCTGTCGTTAACCGCAAACAGTTCAGGAAACGAATCCAAATAGGTGTTCTTGAAGTGGGAGTAGAACTCTTCTAGATTGCGATCCACATCCCAGATGGTGTCCATCTTGGAAGTCAGGTATCCCACATTGCCTTCCTGCTCCATCCACTCGTAGTACGCCTTTATGAACAGGACGAGTTTGGGATAGTCAGTCTGCATGAACAGCGGAAACTGCTCCTTGATGAAAGGAGACAGCAGATGCTCTAGTGCTTCTGCTTCTGTGTTCAGGACAATGTTGTTGATTGCAGCCATCTTATCCCTTCAGATTTTGCTTGCGGGATGTCTGCGACTGCAACGAGATGCGTACAGAATCAGGGTATCCTCTGCTTACACGAAGAATCTTGTTCTCAAACACAAAGATATCGGTGTTCTGCGGCTGCACAGTGACGGTAAACAGAACAGTAGAAGAAGTGGGGGCAAATGCGGTGTTGAACTTTATCGTGCCGTTGGCGTAATCCACCACTCCAATATTCGGATACACAAGACTCTGCGTTCCAGTGGAGTCCGTGGTCACCAAGTTGATCTTGCCGTAGCCGTCATCCACCGCGTACACATTGTCTACGATCACGCCATCAGTGTTGCGGTGCGAGATAATGGTAGACCCCATGATGGTGGAGTGACCATCGTGTGGATGGTACAGGGGATTCTTGAAGTCGATGACAAAACCCTTGGACGCAACAAGTTTAGTCAAGTTTACCGTCTTGCGAAGACGAATGGTGGTCTGATTGCTAAGAATGCTGGAGTTGATCGCGTTCATGCCCTGTGAGAGTTTCGACAGGTAGAAATTAGACCCGAAAGTCTCAAGCACACTTCCTGAATAGGTGAAAGCATACGCCACAAGAAGTGCCTTTAGTGTTCCCGTGCCGATGGTTGTCAGAGCAGGATCGTAGGTAACAATCGAATCAATCACAAGATCAATGTAATCAGGATCTACGATTTCAGGCGTAACTGTAACCACAGAACGGTTCTCGCGCAGGGAACGCGCAAGACTGAGTTTTTCATCCGTGGTGAGAGCAGATCCCGACTTGGGTTTCACTGCAATAAACACCTTTCCATACTGCGGAGGAACCACGGTTTCCCCGCCGTACACATACACAGAATCAGCATTGGGATATTCTTTGACCACTGCGGAAGTATAATCGTCTCCCGTTACAGCGCGATTCTGTGACTTGTAGAAACGGGGAGCCAAGAACTTGATACGAGAAACACTTTCTTCCCGCGCACCACCCGCCGCAGAGGTGTCAACAGTAATGGCTCCAAGACCAGACACCGTGCTGCTGAATGTAGCAATCCCATTGGCTTCGTCTGCATTCGTTTCCAAATACTCAACAATCACCACGCTGCCAGCAGCAGGCTGCAATCCCAAGAAGTTGTCTCCAAAAAACAGTTCGTACATTCCTGTTTCGCGCTCTTGCAAGAAATACACTTTGGAAGTCGGTGTCAAATCAATATACGAATCCGCGTATGTCCAAACATTTTCAATGCCTGTGTTGTCCGCAGCGGATGCCTTGACACGCACCTTGATTGTGCTTGTGTCGATCTTGTCGTTGGGAATAAGCAGAACCGATCCCGTCTTCTTTGTGGGATCGTACACATAACTCATGCGGCGCAGAGTGCCTTCGTATACTTCAATAGATGAAAACTTTGGATCCGCTGCATCGGTTATATTTGCGTAAACCGTGTCAAGCAGGATAAAACGGTACTGCCCACCTGCGGAATTAACTCCTGTGAACTCTGTGCCCCGAGACAGATAGGTGGTTTCGGTTGAGCCAGCAGCCTTAACAGTCAGCACTGCCTTTGCAGCGCGGCGGGAAGAAGGTACATAGCCCAATGCTTTAGCATGAGAAACAACGGATGGACGCAGAACTGCGCTGTCCAAGAACATCTCGTTGGCAACCATGTTTGTGTGGAAAGCCTGATAGTGGGTGTTGTACGCCAGTACATCCAACACGGTGCTGAGAACCGAGCCGTCAAAGTTGTAGTCCTTCAGGGTGTCCTGCGACTGCAAGAAGGTCTGTAGCGAAGCCTTTGCTTCGTCAAAGTCCAGACCCACAATGTTGAAACTATTTGAATTCGACATCAGCGCACCCTTTCTAGGACAACCGAGATTCTATCTCTCTTGCCAACGGTTTGTATGGCGTATTCCACAACAACCGTGTAGTAGTTTTCGTCTGGACTTGCCACCACATCAACCAGTACCTGACCAACGCGAGGCTCGTGGTTGCTGATGGTATACAGAATTCGATCACGAATCTCCATTGTGGTGATGGCATCAATGGGTTCAAACAGCAGAGCGCGCAGCGATCCACCAATGGTGGGCTGAAACAGCCGCTCACCAAAAGCCGTGGACAGTAGATTTCGCACCGAGGTACGCACAGCCAAATCGTCCTTCAGGGTGAGAAGATCACCCGTCTTGGGATTCTTTGTGAGTGTGGGATCTATATCCGTGAATATAGGTTTCCCGCTGCCTGTGATCTGTAGTGCCATTACTTGAGTTCCGCTTTGTACGAAAGGTGGGTGTTTATGTTGTGAACGCTGTCAGCAATCACCTGTTCCAAAGTGGACTGCTGTATTCCTTCTGCTTCAATCTCGTCTAGTTGATCAACCGTACACCAGTGGCAACACAAGAAACCAAGAGGAGTCAGTCCGTCCATGCATCGCAAAGGAGTAATACTGAAGTACTCCACGCTATTTATCTCAAGTCCAGAACGGAATGCTGACGGCGGCAGGCTGCTCACCGATATAATCTTGCTAGCCGTTTCATCCATGATACGGATCACATCCACATACCGAGTCAGCAGCACATCTTGCGATTCAAGAATCATGCTTGTGGTTCCTGATACGCACGATTCATGGGTCACCGAGAATCGCTTGATGGAGGTTCCGTCTGCAAACGAGCCGCCGTTGTGAAACTGAAAGACAAGGCAGCGAGAAGCACGAACGGTAACCCGAAGTTCGGTGAGCAGTTCATGGATCTGACTGTGCCGCTGTATAAACTTCTGCTCTTTGAACTGTATGGGGCTTTTGATCGTGATGCGTTTCTTTCGGAAAGCACCAACCACACCAATAGCCAATCCAACGGCAAAAACTCCAACCGCCTCACCTACGGATTGCAAGTTGTCCTTGATGGTTGTAAAATATTCAGATACGCTGCTCATCGAATGCTCGTGCCTCCTCCCGCACCGCCAAAACCCGCATTACTGACAGTATTCAAAAATTCAGAACTAACCAAACTACCATTCAGTGTTGCACCCAACTTAAAACAGGGATCTGTGCTTGCCTGATTAACCAGATTTGCGAGAGAATTGATGCTTGTGTATTTTGCAATGAAAGCCGCTGCCTTCTGCTGCATTGCATTCGATTCTGCCATTATCTTGTTGAGTGCATTGTTGGCTTCATCCATTTTTCCAAAAACATCATTCAATCCAGCCTGTAGATCGCTTACCATATTGGCGGTAGCGGTTCCCAAACCATCTCCGTATTTGTCTAGTATCTTCTGCAAATTGATGTTTGCATTGACTGCGTAATCAATCGAGAACTGTCCATTGTTGTTCACCACATTCAGTCCAACATTGATATCAAGACCTTCAATACCAAGAGCGCAGTTCAATTCTGCAAATAGACTCAAAGAACTAATGATACTGGTTAGATTTCGAGGATTTGTAAACCGATTGCATTCATTCTCAAAAGCGTTTACTATACCAGTTTGTTTGGTGATGGAAGCCTGCATCTTCTGCAAAGATGGAAGAGCGGTAAACAGAACATTCTGCACACCACCTGGACCAGTAACATCTGCGGCTGCAATCAAACTTTCAATACGCGCACTATTTGCTCCACCCAGTTTTCGGACTGCATTAATAGCGGCAGCATTAGGATTCTGTAGCATAGACTTGGCATCGTCCAAGCCAAAGTTAAAGACACCTTTTTGACCTTCTGTCAGTTTCTGCTTGCATGGACACGGTTGATCTGCCATTGTTTACCCCACAAAAAAAGTACTTGAACTTACAGGTTGGTCGCCGCAACTAGCCTTGCTCATAATCGTGCAGACAGGAATGCCACCAATCACAAAATTTGGATTTCCCTCTACCATCACGGCATTATCGTGTTCGTTTATGCCGTGATCTTCTACGGGATTTCCTTCAACGGAAACAGGAAAACCATCAACGAAAAAGTAGGGGTTTCCTTCTAGAATGATTCCCCCTGCTGTATCTAGATTGGCTAGGCAAACCTGAGAACCAGCCATTAGAACTGCCCTCCGTCAATGTTGTCATTGGGAGACGGGTCAATGTAATACGACAACAGGTCAAAGCCTGAAGCCGCGTCTTCGGGAAGATAGCCTGATGTCTGCGTGATTCCGCACACATAGAACTTGCCGTCCCGCTTGACCACATCACCGTACACATAAACCGCGTACTGCGATGTGCCTTCAACATACTTTCGGTGAAAGCCGCGATACAGCATCAGCCACCACCCTTCACATCAACGCGCTTGGGCTTGAGTACTGCCTCACCTGAATTCACTTCAATGCGCTTGCCCTGCTGCATCACCATGATATTGCTGTCCGTGATGAACGAAATGGTGCGCCCTGAGAATCCGATGTCGCCGTCTGCGTAGAATTCAATGGTCTTGCCTGAAGCCTTCAGACTGCCCTCAATCTGAAGATTCACATCGCTGCTTGCGAGAATATTGGTGTCGCCGTTGATCTGAATATTTCCACCGCCGTTGATGGTCAGGTTGATGGCTCCATCCAACACCAAATTGAGTCCTTCGCTGCCTTTAATGTACACCTTCTTGTTGCCGTGGACAATCTCATAGTCATCGCCCATGATGCGCTGCACCCGAGTGCCGTCAGGATTCTGTGTCCATCCATTGCCCACTTCCGTAAATGTGCCTGAGTTGTGGAACTGATGAATTCGCTCCGCACCAGGCGTGTCGTCAAACTCCTCTACATGACCGCTTTCGGTGTACCGCACATGATTTTTTGGATACTTCGCAGCATATGGAGTAGCAGGTTCGCTCCACTTTGAACCGCCTTGTATGTCGGGAGTGCTTGGAATATTGGCGGTTAATGATCCCGCCTTGTACGCAGCCACAGTAGACTTCATCTGATCTGCGTTATTGTTTCGTGCAAGCCGATTAGTGTCCTGTTCACCAATCACAGACACACCAAGCGGGAACAGGTTTGCGTTGACATCAGAAGGTTTTGCAGGGTAGGTTCCTGTTGGATCATTAAATCCTTTGGATGTGTCTGCCTGCTTGGTGGGGACTCCACCAAACGACCCAATCATCACGGGGTCTTGTGCTTCTTCACCATCGCGGAAAAAGCCAAACACATGGGAACCAACAAGAAGACCCGTGGGTGAGACACCAATTCCCGAAAGAGCGGCAGAAGTCAGTGGCTGCATGGGATACGCCCAAGGCAAAGCACCAGTAGGGAGTTCGCCCTTGTCTTCTCCGTGGAAACCAAAAATGCGGACGCGGCATCGTCCAAGGAACAGCGGATCGGCGTTGTCTTCAACAACACCATGCCACCACACAAATCCTTCTCGTCCTAAGAATCCTCTCATTACACCCCCATGCAGTTCCGTGAAAGTTCAAGTTTACAACTGTATACTTTTGCAAATCTATGTTTGATGCTTGTAACCATATACTCACCACTCAAGTTTGCGTCCTGTTTGTCGTACTGTATATGCGAGTCCGACTGTATTTTTGGAACACTGATATCCACAAGATCGCCCACACGCCGCCTGCTGTCTCCAAATATCTGAATCACGATCTTCTGCGTGAGGAAAGTGTTCATGTGGTACTTGCGCTTCAGAAACAGAGACTCCACCTGTGTGTTGTCAATCAGTGAGTTGGCTGATGTGTACGCGGTATATGGGGTAGACGGCAAGTAAACATATGCAGCACCCTTCTTGTATAGTCTGTCTGATTCAGGATCGGATGTGCGGAAATGTGGTTCAGTTCCAAGTTTCTTCATGTCTTGGAATATATCTGCTTCAAAGAATTCAGATACCCGCTGCTCCTTACGCACCAAGTCATGCACAACCAGACGAGACGACACCACGCCGTTCATAATGTTTGCCGCCATATCGAATCTACCCAACTCTTCTAGTTTCTGAATTCGGTGGTATCGGGACGGCAAAACGGTTTGGAATCCCATGTTGTCATTGTCACCTGGTAGTTGTGCCATGTTTGCAGGAGTATAGATGTACTTTGTGACATTTGAACCCCCGTCTTCAATAAGCCTTCCAAGACTCTTGAACTTGTGTCCGTCTAGTGTTTCATAGAACATGAAAGGCGTATAGTCCTTTCCTGTCTTGGAAAAAGCCTTGCCACTCAACCAGTTGATAGCCTTGAAAGGTGTGTATGAATTAGGCAGAACAAACGAGTAGTTGTCCGCCGTCTTCTCGATTTCCAATTTGTCTTTCCATACCGATTGAGGAAAGTGTTTTGCAAATATAGTCTCTACCATTTTAGATACAGTACCACGAACGGAATATCCACACACTTCAGAGAAGTTAAAATATCCGCCCTCACTCATCAGATGCAGCACATACTGCTGTGTTTTTCCTGTGTCTGAAATCTCATGGGTGTCCAACTTGTAGACACGAAACACCAACTCTACGGGCTTTAGTGCATTGATGTCTGACTTGAAGGTGAGTTCAATCTTTTCCTGTCCACTGATGGGAAACCGCTCGGGAAAGTTGAAAGCGTCTTCGATATGCAGTTTAGCCGTGATGTACGGAGAGAACAGGTCTTCATAAATTTCAATGTAGCGATACAGATTAGAGAGATCAACACTGCTTCCATTGACCATTGAATGGAGAACAAACTTTTCTAGTTTGTAGTCTCCCGCCTTCATGTTGTTGTTTCCGTATCCTGATTCGTCTGCCATCATTAGACCCTCAGCAGAGATTCAAGTTCGTTCAGGGCAGTCTTCTTGAAACGCGGATGCAGAACCTTGATGGTTCGCTTTGCATCATTTTCCGTGAACTCGTAGGTGTAATTAGATACCGCATAGGTGTTTAACTGTGCGCCAGAAATTCCCATGTAACGACCAATATAAGTTTCCCATAAGTCTACAGTTCCCGATCCTGCATATTGTTTACCATCGGTGATTATTGCGGGATACTCATTTTTTGTATGACCAACCACACCACCCACCACAGAGTAACTGTCTGTTTGCTGACTCAATGGGTCAACAGTGAACTCGGTGGAGGCTCCGCATAGCCCACTTGAATAAGGAATCTGAAAGTGATGCACGGCAGTAAAAGACGGGTCTACACGGTGGACATAAACAGAGTAACTAGTTCCACCAGAGACTCCAATCGTTGCGGCTCCTTCAGCAATATCCTTTCCAAGCACAGTGAGTTTGCAGAGTTCAGGCGAATAGTCCACAATTGCCACCGACTTTCCGCCCTGTGAAAAAGTAGAGCCACTGCCAACTGCGGAGTTGTAAAAGAAAGAATCGGATGTGGTGCTGATGTAGACAGTGTAGCCACCGTATTTCTTTTGAATGTAGTCTTCTAGTGCCAAGCCCGATTTGTACCACCCGTGATACGGATCAATAATGTCGTTTGTTAGTAGAATCAACCAGTGGTACGCAGGATCTCCGTATACGCGCTCTGCGATGTGTTCGGGGCGTTCTCCGTCCTTGATGTTGTACTCCAAAAACGCAGACTCCCCGCTCTTCAAGTCTTCGCTCAACGCAACCCGCCGCAGCAGATTTCGCACATACACATAACGGAAGGCGGTTCCGTCCTTGACAGGATACTGTAGTAGTGGGAATTTAGAAAAGTACATCAGTAGCCCTTATCTATTGCTTCACGGGTCAGCAGTCCCATTTCAGTGAACTGAAGCGAGAAAGTAATTGCCGTTGGAGAATTGTCTTGAAACGAACTGTAGATGGAGTTTGGTGTGTAATCCACAGAAATAGAGGTGAGAGAACAGCGACCAATCTGTGGCAGGTACTCGTTCTCAACGAAACCTGCTTGGTTGGGATCGGGATTGCTGGACAGAAAGCGAATTTCAAATTCACCAGGAACGCGAAGCATGATCTGAACCTTGGATGGATCGTCTGAGCCAGGTTCATTCTCACGACTAGGGTGAGCATGATAGCGGAATGTTTCAATAATATCTCGAATGTATTCCACTTCCGTTTTGGTCTTTGGATAGAACTCCCAACTGAAATTGAAGTTTCTAAAATCCTTTTGCTTGAACATTTTTTCAAGGCGCGGATTGATTATTCGTCCTTGAAGAGCCGCACCCGCTTGTCCAGTACCAACCATCTCCGAACCTTTGTTGAGTCCTGCCTGTGCAGCCTGCTCGGTGGATGAAATCATACCATTACTCATAAAATCACCAATACCACCAGCAACACTCATACTGGACTCTTCATATTGAAAGGTGTCTTCGTTATTGATTTTTGTGCAGAACGGCAGATAGATGGACACCATCTGATCGTACACTGCTTGATTCTGAAAAGCCTTTGCCCCCTGTTGTGCCGCAACCCCTGCGAGTGCGCCGCCACCACCACCCGCCAATGCTCCAACTACTAAGCCAGGAGGTCCACCAAGAAAAAATCCAGCAATACCACCAATAACAGCACCCACAGAACCAACACTCACAGCAGCACTACCAGCACTAGAATCTGCTATCTGCTCACCGAATCTTCCCTGTACTTGCAGTTTTTCCTGTTCATCCAATCCAACCTTGCCCGTGCCGTTTGATATTTCAGAATTGATATCTGATAGACGAGTCTGATACGACGAAATGGTTTGTTCAAGAATCTGCTTGGCGCGCTGTGGATTGTTGTCCAGCATCTGTGCCAGACTATCGTTCATGCTAGGATCAACCACCTTCAGAGTCTTGTTGCTGTACACGATCTCGTTTAGTGCAGCAATACCCTGATCTGAAAGCGGGCTTCGCATCAGATTTTCTTCTGTGAGATCACCATTCTCAATCAGACTGTGAAGAGTCTGCAAATCACCAATCTTCTTTTCATTCTCCACCTTGGCGTTGTTCAAGGTTTCTTTCATGTCCTTTTGTTCCCACCGCCAGAACACCTTGAACTGCATGACATGAGGAACCTGTCCCGAACCAATTTCAATAGGATATTTCAATAGAGATGGGCGTGAGCGAGAGCCACGCTTGAGTGGGGTGAAGCCCTCAAGATTTCTAGAAATCTGATCCTGAATCTGCTCCGCGAATTGTTCGCTAGAAATTCGTCCTGTGCGATTGCTGGCAACAAACGGCTTTCCGTTGCTTGTTTGTGGCGCAACCTCGGGACTTCGGGCATATTTGTCTGGTACTAACATATGTGGAGGATTCCTTTGGGGGATTGGCTACATATTTATGTATGGCATACAAAGGCATTTTTCAACCACAGAACCCCACCAAATACATAGGCGATCCCACCAAGATCACCTACCGAAGTATGTGGGAACGCAAGTTTATGAAGTACTGCGACAGCAGCGCGAATGTTCTGCGTTGGGCATCCGAAGAAGTGGTGATTCCGTACATGAGTCCCATCGACCACAAGCCCCACCGCTACTTTGTGGACTTCTTGGTTGAGGTACGCACACCAGAGGGCATCAAGACTTGGCTTGTAGAGATCAAACCCAAAAAGCAGTGCCAAGAGCCGCAGAAGAAGAGCAGGATCACTCGTGGGTACATCACCGAAGTCAAGACATGGGTAACCAACAAAGCCAAGTGGGAAGCCGCCAAGCGGGTGTCTGATGCCAAGGGATGGGAATTCAAAATATTGACCGAAGACGATCTGTTCAACAAAAAGCCATGAACGACAACGACAAACACAAGATCGAACTAGAAGAATTGCTAGAGGAAACCACCATCGCATTGGGTGGAACAGACCAGACATATGTGCAGTTCTTGAAAATGTTGAGCAAACAGGATCAGTTGCTGATACCGAACCGCCTAATGCCAGGCTTATTGGTGTTCTTCAAGTACAAACCAATCAGCGAATCTTTTATTGCAAAGGATACATATTATGATTCGTATCCTCTTGTAATGATAACTGATGTCTATAAGGGCGGGTTCGAAGGTATAAACCTGCACTTCTTGAGTCCACAATACAGAAATGCTCTGTTTGATACGATCATGCGCGGACTACCCACAATCAAAGCAAACGAGGAGTGGAAGACGCGGCTGAAAATTGACTATGATCGGCTAGATGCTAGAAAAATATTCAAATACTACAGACCATGCTATCGAAAATATCTATGGAAAGGGATGAAAAAAAGACCAGTGATTGTTCCGTTTCACTTATGGGAAGACATGATTAATGGAAACACGCAGAAATTCGTTGGCGCAAGACCAGTAACCGTATACAGAGACAGCAGAAACGCAGTAATCCGCAGGGGAACATAATGTCGCAGATTCCATCAAGCATAACCGAGATGTTCAGCAGCATATTCTCTAGCGGTCTTGCGTACACCAATCGCTACGAAGTGCTGATCAATTATCCCAATATCTTCAGAACACTGAATTCGGATGCCGCACGACAAATTGCTGTGCGCTGTGATTCCATATCCATTCCTGGACGATCCTTCTCCACCGTGCCGTATAGGTTCTACGGTCCTGCTAGGAATATGCCATATGAGCCAATATACAGCGGAGAACTCACGATGTCGGTGATTCTATCCGAGAGCCTACAGGAGCGTGAGTTCTTTGAGCAGTGGATGAACGGAGTATGCAGTCCGAACGACTACAAGTTCAACTACTATGATCAGTACACTGCTCCACTGACGATCAACATACTAAACAGGGCTAGTCAGATAACATATCAGATTGCAGTGGAAGAAGCATATCCCAAGGCTATGGGTGACATCCAAATCGGATACGACAAAGACAACGAGTTCATGCGACAAGATGTCACCATAGCATTCAGAAAATACCTGCCTGTGCGGCTACCGCCAGTACCACAGGTAAACCAAACTGTTCCTCAATTGCTGCAAGCACCCGCCCTCTCTCCAGAGAGAGCGTTGACCCGAAACACATACGCACGAAACGGTCAATTTTACAATGTATCATCTGACGGAACCGTAAACGGACTATATGCTCCCGATCTTGCAAATGCACTGAAAAACAACCTACCACTGCCTAGATAAATAGATTACACCCTATATTGAAAAGGATCGCCATGAATCAACTGAATCTGACAAACGCAGCGTTACCACAATACAGCATGACTCTGCCCGTATCAGGCATACTGGCAAAATTCAGACCATTTGTCGTCAAGGAAGAAAAAATCCTACTGATGGCAATGCAGTCAAAAAACATCAATCAGATCAACGATGCCATGCGGAATGTGATTCTCGCCTGCACGAACAGCAGCATAGACACCCGCAAACTGTGTGCTGCGGACGCAGAGTACGCTTTCTTGCAGATTCGCTCCAAGTCGGTGGGCGAAGAAGTCAAGCCACAGGTGGTCTGCACCAACTGCGGCAAAGAAACAAGCGTCAAAATAAAACTGGACGAGATCACAATCAAGACCACCGACAAACCCGTGATCGACAGCAACATAAAGATGACAGACGAACTCACCGTGATCATGCGGTATCCGTCCATCCACGACTTTGACTACGACAAAACTGAAGTGGAAATTGCATTTGAACTAGCCAAGCGGTGCATTGAATCGGTTATTCTAAACGAACAGGTGTACCAAGTACAGGACATCAACCCGCAGACTCTATCCGATTTTGTGGACAATATGCTGCCAGATCAGTTTGCTAAAATGTTGGAGTTCATACAGAGCGTTCCCGAACTAAAGTATCTGATGAAGTACAACTGCCCCAATTGCAAACAAATAGTAACCGTAGAAATGAATAGCGTATCTGATTTTTTTCAGTAGCCCTCTGTCATAACGACTTGGGGGCGTATTACCAAATGAACTTCAACCTCATGCAGCACCACGGGTATTCCCTTGCCGAATTAGAGGCAATGCTACCTTGGGAACGAGAGGTATACATACAAATGCTTATTTCTCATCTTAAACAAGAGAAGGAAAAAGCAGGCAACAGAAAACCCCTGTGACCCCTTTACCATGACACCGAGGTAGCATCATGGCAAGGAAGAAAAAGGTCAGCGACAAACAATACAGACGAATGAAGTCCCAACGCCAAGAGCGAGGACCAGGTGGTCAATTTGGTGGGCTAAAGCCAGAATTCAGGACTGCATCACCCGCTGCGTCAGAATCAGCCGCCCCACCAACACAAAGTGCATCACCCGCTGCGCCAGAATCAGCCGCCCCACCAACACCAAGTGCAGGGGCTGGTGCGCCTAATGCGGAAGCGGGAGAAAACATTGATCTCCTAACCGCATTGGGTATGCAACAAAAAGAAACGGGATCAGAACCCACTGCCCTTGAAGATTATGTGGTTGGAACATCTCAAAAAGAGGGTGTTCGATCCAAAGTGGAAGCATTCATTGTTGAGAACCGCGAAAAGTTTAACCGAGAAGATCCAGCGGGAGCGGCTGCGTATCAGTTGATGAGAGAAGCCGTTTTGCTTTCGGAAGAATCACTCAGTGCTTCCGTAGATGACGCACAGAAAATCTATGCCCAACTAAAGTTCATAAGAGGAATCGCGGCAAAAACAAAAGGTGAACAGTCTAGTATTGCTAATGAACTAGATGCAATCATCAAGCCTGTCGAAGAACAACTGAAAAAGAGAACATCCTTTTCAGAGTTTATCAAAGATAGGGCAAAGAACTTCAAAAAGACTCTGCCTGAACGGCTCGCTGCAAAAATACCAGTGGTCGGCGGTCTTATTAGTCAATTCCTGAAAGAAAAACGCGAAACAAAAGAAAAGATTGATGACTATGCTGGTCGTCTACGAGCGAAAATCTCGCGTGGCGAAAATAGAGGATCTGAACTAGACATAAGTGGTACAGACTCAAGAGAACCGCGAAACACACGAACAGGCAGTCCCGAACAGATGGGCGGAACTCGCGCATCTGATATTCCTGGTTTGGGCATCAATGAGCAAGGAAAGGGAGGAACCCGTGTACTGGCTACACTTGATGGAATGTATAAAGAAGTTCGTGAAATACGAAAACTGCTTATCAAGCAGGCTGATGTAAATGAACTTGCTGCTCGTGAGTCTGAACTTGAGGGCGCGGCTGGTTCCGCTATGGGTGGAGGAAATGGTTCTGCTGCTTCCGTATTGAGTGCATTGGGTGGAAAGGGAGGCATCGCGGGGACAGCGGGCGGTGGCGGTGGAGGCGGCATTCTATCAACCATAGGAAACATTGCGGGTATCGGTTCATTTGTGACTAGCGGTGGTATCGGTGCTACGAGGAGACTTGGAACACGAGGACTCACAAAACTACAGAACACATCAGTCTATAAGGCTGTGTCTTCTCCATTCAGAAGAGCCACAGAATCCGTGAGAACTGCTGGCAAAAGCGTCACGGATTTCGGCAGGAATACCGCGAAGCAAATATCCAAAAAGGGTTTTGGAAAAACCGTGGTGGATACTGGCAGACGCGCACGGATTGTAGGTAAGAATGCCATCAAGGCAATAAGGAATAGCAAAGCAGGACAAGCAGTGATGAGTGCTGGTAGAAGCATTTCAAATGCTGGCAAGAATGCCATCAAGGGAATAACGCAAAGCAGAGCAGGACAAGCAGTGATGGGTGCTGGTAAGAGCGTTTGGGATGCTGGCAAGAATGCCATCAAGGGAGTATCCGAAAGCGGAGCAGCAGCAGGAGGAGCAGGAGGATGGTTTAGCAATATGTTGGGTAGAGCAGGAAATCTGCTTGGTAAACTCAATCCAACAAAATTGCTGCAAGGTCCAATTGCCAAGGGCGCAGGAAAGATCATAAAGGGGATTGCGAAGATTCCTGGTCTTGGAGCAATTATCACGGGAATCATGGGAGCAATAGACATTGCATCCATCAAGAACAATACCGAATTGTCTAAAGAAGAGAAGAAAGAACAAATCGGCAAAACGATTGTTAAAACAGTCGGAGAAGCACTTGGTTCTGTTGCAGGAGGCGCACTAGGAACACTCATTCCAATTCCTGGACTCGGAACACTAATTGGTACTATTGGTGGAGCATGGGTGGGAGGAAAAATTGCGGAACTGCTTGCGGAACAGATTGGTCCCACCAAGTTCTATGACATGGTGGCTGCAATTCCTGGTGTTGGTTCACTGATTTCAGTAGACGGTGATGAATCAAGCACAGGAGAAGGCGTTGATGATCTATCGGTATTTGATAACACTTATTTTTGGGATAGTTACCCCAATCTAAAAGATTGGGCAAAGCAGGGGAAGAACGCCGACGAAATTAAGTCAAGAGCGAACATGGTTGCTAGTATGCCACGCAGAAGAAGGGATAGAGAAGAAGAGAGCCTTGAAAATGATAGAGTGAATAAATTTAATTCTGAGGTAGATGCATCCATAGCAGCAGGAGGAAAAGTTGCTGATCCTTATGCTGATGATGTAGGAGCGGCTAAAAATCCCGCCGAAAAGACCGCTATGGCTGGAATGTCTCCATTCAAAGATGCTGGCTGGCATCCTATGGAAGATGGCACGATGGTTCCACCCGAGACTCCAAATATAGCAAATTGGATACAGGCAGGTGGCAGTGCCACAGAGAGAACCATCAGGCGACAGCAAGTACGCGGATTGTCTTGGGAAAAAAAGCAGGAAATGGAACAGAATCTTGCAGGCAAATCCTCCGCTGCTGGTAATGATGTGCAAGGAAAGATTGTTGCCCCTGCTACAGCCAACACCACAATGGGCAAGATGATGAGTCAGTACTCCGCAGAGCAAAACGCATTGAGTGATGCTCGTAGTGCGGCAGCGACTCCTGCTGGCGGAAACACCAACAATAACGCAAACATTCAGACCAAGATCAGCACCACAAACAACAACTTCAATGATGATCTGCGGATTCGGAACAACGAACCCACGCAGAAGCAGATGCAAGCATTCTCTATGGTTCCATAAAACAAAGGGGCGCACCGAAGTGCGCCCCTTGCTGCGAAACCGAAAGTCACTGCTATTTAGTCTTCGCTTGCCAACTTCTCAAAGTAAGAGAGTGCATCCTCCGTGTCGTCATCATCCGTGCTGACGCTCTCCTTCACACTCTTCTTTGGAGCCGCCTGCGGCGCAGGCTTCTTCACAGCGGGAACCGTATCCTCATCATCAAACGCAGCCTTCTCTGCACCACCCTTGAAACCCGACTCTGAAGAGGTGGCGCGGATGTTACCGCCAAGCACCTGCTCCAGACGAGCCTTGAGTTCATCATACGACTTGAAGGACTTGGGATCAGTGAACTCCTTCAGGGAGAACTCCGTCTTCCACAACTTCTCAAGCGCAGCGTCATCGCCACCAAGCAGGGCTGACGGAGCAGCAAACTCGCTCTTGTCGTAGTTGGTGTAGCCCTCAACCTGACGAATCTTCAACTTGAAGTTTGCACCGTTCCAAAAGTCAAACGGATTCATGGGCTTCTCGTCTTGGAACTGCGGATTCATGGCTTCCTGAATCTTCTCAAAAATCTTCTTGCCGTAGCGGAACAGGAACACCTTGCCCTCGTTCTGCGGATTCTTGGGGTCGCTCACAACAAGAATGTTGCTGATATACGACAACTTGCGCTTGCGATCACGCGCAATCTTCTTGTCGTCATCCGATCCGCTAGCCCACAACTGCGAGTTCATTTCAGACACTGGATCCTTCAGACCAATGGTCGTGAGGGAGTTTTCAATGTACCAACCACCTGGACCACGGAAGCCGTGGTTCCAAACACGCGCCCACGGCAGATCCTCGCCATCGGGTGCGGGTAGAAAGCGAATCTCGGCGTAGCCGTTGCCAGTCTTGTCGGTTTCCGCTCTCCACATACGGTCGTCCTTGTAGGACTCAGACTTCTTTGCCATCTTGTCCATTTCGGACGAAAGAGTCTGATATGCGTTCTTGGAAGCGGACTTTAGGTCTTTGAATCCCATGCGTGTCTCCTTGTACTATTTGTACTGTGTGTGTTAATGTGTGTGATGTAGAAATCAGCCACAACTATGTATGGATAGTACCACACAATAGCAGTGTGTCAAGGTCAAACAGGTAGTTTTGACTTTTTCGGAAGCAGATTCAGTTCTTGTCCTTCAGCCTTGATTTTTTCAATAATCGGCTTACTCAAGAACTTGGCGGCGACTTGCGGCTCTATTCCAAACTGTTCGCACACAGCAAGCACTGCGTCAATATACGAAACCTCGTATACCTTTACATGATTTTCTACTTCACGGGGGAAACGGATGTTGTTGATGTCCATGACAGGTTTACTTTCGGAAATATACATAGAAGGGTACTCTTATTTAGTCCTTGACTTGCCCACGACACTGCAAAAGCGGAGAAGCAAATGGCAGCGACCAGCGACAACTACACGATAGTTACCAGTGGTACTACTTATACCATAGCCAGCGATTATGTCAAGCCTGTAGGTGCAGGAGAAACTGCACATCATCAGATTGTCAAGATCGCGTATGGTGCAAACGACACAGTAACATATGTAAATGCCTCTGCGCCCCTGCCAGTGGGTCTGTGCGGCTCGTGGACCAAGTACGAATATCTTGCTCCATCAGGCTACTACAGCCTAGCCACAACTATTGTAGGAATTACAGGAACATCTCTCACTGTTGTGGGTGTATCAGGAGGAGTCGCCGTAGGTATTACGGTTGGAACTCTGAATGTTGCGGGTAGCAGTTTCAGCATTCGAAACCTGTACGGTGGAGACACTCTCGGCAGTACCACTGGAATAGACTATGTGGGTATTCAAGGAATTGCCAGCGGATACCCCATCGGGATCACTGTTAGTGCCGCACTGCCTGTAACGGTTTCGTCTTTCTCCAATCTAGGCATATTCGGAGTCACTGGCGCAACGGCTGTGTATGTGCAGGCTTCGAACTTCAGCATTCGCGGCATCACCGCAGCCACAGACAACATCACCGTTTACGGCGGCGGAACTGCTTCCACCGTGTCCACAGGACTATTCGGATTCACGGGAACAGGTGTTGCTGCCATCTACGCGGAATCCAATGCACTGAATGTAAACATCAAGACTTCAGCGGGCATCACGGTGTCTGCTGCGGATCTTGATATTCGTAACCTTGACTACACTATTGACACGGTTACGATTGTGGGTCAGGGCGCAACAGACAATAAGTCCAAGGCTACGATTCCTGTTTATCAAAATACCGCCGTTGGACCCGCTGGCACACTCACGCAAGTGGGTGGCACAACAGGCGCAGGATGGTGCGGCTCGGCAGTAAATGTATACCTCGTCAACTCGGGGTTCTCTTTCAATGCTTACGCCACATTCAGCGCACAAATTGGTATTACTGCTCCATCCTATGCACCAATTCCAGTCACAGGAACAACTAGTGCAATACAAGGACTTTGGGTTGCAGGAGACACAGCCAACGGACCTGTGATTGTCAAGGGCTATTCAGGTGGATTCATGCCAATTGAATTGGCAAAACTTGATACTCCAACATCCACGATGAATGCCACCATTGGTCAGGTCAAAACAAACACCGACTTCTTGATTGCCACGAAGAAGGCTCTGTACGATCCGACTGTAAGCGTGGGCGCATTTGACTTCACCGATTCGCTTTCCATCTACTCGCTAATCAAGAATGCTGTAAACACACAACTACAGACTCTTGCTAATACGGTGTCTAGCGGCTCCATCAGCGTTGCTATTGACTCCTATGCAACACAGCCTTCGTTCATCGCACGCACGAATACAGTAGGCTATTCTCCAAAGAATCTCACAGAGTACAACTCTGCGGCAGGATACACTTGCGCCACAGGTGTTCGCATCAAGGTATCGCGTATTGCCACAGGCACAAACGCATCGCAGAACGAACTCATGTGCGTGATTTCTGAAGATGATGCAGGAAATTATGGATCAACCGCAGGAACTGCATCTTTCACAATGTATCACGGCGACGAACTGTTCCTTGAAGTGGACAACATCGACAAGATCAAGGTGTTCTACCCGCCTTACTCGGCAGGATTTGCTCCGCACAACACAGGCACAGGAATCACCTTCTCGTTCTACGCTTCCTGATAGGGACATCATGCTGCATTCCAGTTATCGCAACAACTACTACCATTCGCGGCTGGTTCACGATATAACACCAACCGTGAAGGCTACGGTATACGGCGCAGACGGAAACAGCGACACCTATATCACAAACAAAAGCGCAGTAACCACGGTTCCTGTTTTTGAAAGAGTATCATCCAAGTTTATTCAGTTGAGTGATATTGGAGAAGCAACCGCAGCGGTGGGAGACGAAGCCGCCGTAGAGGTTCCGTACTACACAGGTGGGGACAGCGGCAACCTGCTGTATCGCGCCCGCAACTATCTGAAAGTAGGCGGCACTGCTCTTGAGAAATTCAGAACAGTCATCCTGTTGAATCCACGCCAATATTTTGCGGCAGCGGTAGATACCCTTGAAGGCTACACCGCAGGCAGTGCATACACCGTAGCAAATGCCACGCTGAGCATGACGCGCTCGTCTGGAGCCACTGGTGGGCTGCTGAAAGCCGTGCTGCTGCCCCTAGACACAGCCGTGGACTACTCGGTGTCGTGGTACAAGCCATCCGAAGCCGCTGCCACGGGGTGGACGGTTCAAGGCGGCGACACCGAACCTGCGGCATCTGAAATAATGCCCAAGGGTGCATGGAACGGCTCAACGGTTTCGTTTGACCTGACTCCGTTCTTGAATATTTGGGACGCTCGCGGCAGCACTCGGCTGGCTGTAATGATTCAAGGGGAAGAAAACTCCTCCAGTGTCACGCAATTTTATTCATGGGAAAGCGAGAACACACCCATCGGCGGCGGCAGTCTACAGAACTGCAAGTTCCTTGCAGGCGGTGACACCAATTCCGTGAACACTGAAGGCATTCGCGTACTCGTTACCATTGGCTCCAACACCACCGTATCGCTTGCAGACGAAAGCCCCACCGCAGTACAGCAGTGGAATTCATTTGGTGCTGCCACAAACACAGGCACTACATTCACTTTCTTCTCGCCTGACACCGAACAAGGCGTGGTGCTTGGCAGCGTGACCTGCACACTAGTGGATCGTGTAAGCAGCGACACAGGATCACCCCTTGTGGTCACAGGCATTTCGCTTGGCGCAATCACGGAGTACTACACTACCGCAGAGTTCAGCGGCACTTCAACTATTCCCACGGGAACCAATATTCTGGAAATCACATCGCCTGACACGCAGACAAAGGCAGCGGTTGCAGCCCTAGTGGCGGACGAAACCCTGTTGGTGAATTACCGCGCAGGAACTGCCGCATCAAACGCACACTCATTCACTGTGAAATTTACTTCCGATGAAACCCTGAAGCAGAGCCGCGTTCGTGTGTACCTGAATGAGACAGCAATATCGGAAAACAGAATCGGTCTGAACACCAACCTGTATACGGTGATGAACAGACCGAACCTGACTGCTGATTTGCTGTTGGTGTGATTACTTTAGCGTGAGTAGATACTTGGTGTGGTTCAGTACCGCAAGCATCTCATCGCGGATGTTGAGCAGATCCGTATCCGTCTCGTCCACATAATCAGGAACCTCTGACTTGAGGAACACGATACCGTCTTCAATCACGGGAAGGGGCTTGGCATCACCGTAGTCCACAACCTCAATGGGTGCGCGGGTAGTGCCCTCACCAGGAACCGCGCTGTGCCGTCCGTGTGCGCCAAAGTAAGTCTCCACGAACGAGTCCACAAGTCCGTCAAGGGACTCGTAAGCCTTTCCTAGAGCCTTGTGTTCGGCATACGACTCGGTTTGCCAGTGCAGTACGCGAATTTGATTTTGCAGACCAAGCAGTTTTGGAATAATCATAGAAGCCTCCAATTCGTATTTAGGCTCCCACAGTCTCCCGCTTTTGTGGCTGTCCCTTGGTCATCGTTACCTTTGCCCGATTCAGCCCATCAGCGAAACCGTACTTCTTGCCGTCTTCATACCCTGCGGCGTATCCGTGTGCGTGAATTTTTAGCGCAGCCGCTGTAAAGGCGGCTACAGCCCCGATCCCGTAGAGAAGTATTGCTAGTGTTTCCATACCCTATGTTCATTTGTGCTGTGCTTGAACAGGTTTTTAACAGTGATCCTGACGGGATTTGAACCCGTGTTCTCGCCGTGAAAGGGCGGTATCCTAGCCAACTAGACGACAGGACCAAAAAAAGCGGCGGCTTTTGAATGGAGCCGCCAAACCATTTTCAGATGAGTGCGTTGTGCCACGGTACTCTGAAGCCACCGTTGCAAGAAGCCCGATCTTCTCTTGCGTTCCTTTGACGAAACAAAGTCTTTATCCTGCGTTTGATGGAGATCAGCCGACCGTGATCATCGGTGCAGGAAGGGATAGGCAATTAACAATATAAACGAGTTTAATTAACCATTCTGTTAACCTTTAGCGAACAATGAACTGCGGGCAGTATGCGGCAGGAGCGATCACCTGCGGAGCGTAGTACGGATTGCCGTAGCAGCCCGTGAAGGGCGAGTACGGAACCACCACAGGAGTCACGCAACCACCGTAGTACGGCATGACAGTAGGAGCGTAGACCGCACCACCATAGCAGCCGCCACCGTAACCGTATCCACCACCGTAGCCGCCACCGTAGTAGCCGTTGTTGGTGTTGGAGTAACTACCCACACCAACACCCCAACGCAGATCGTTGTTCGTGACTGTGCGGCTGTAGGTCCGTCCGTTCGGACCAGTCTCGTTAACCTTGTACTTTCCGTAGGAACCACCAACGCCGATGTTGATGCCAGTACCACTGTTAGACCACTGCGCCGAGGCAGCAGCAGTGAGCGAGAGAGAAACCACGAGCGAAGAAACCAGTGTCTTAAAGTTCATTATGAACTCCTTTCAGTTACTATTGTAGCAAAACCACAGGCGGTGTCAATACACGATCACGATGATCGTTTATTTGATTTGCTGTTTGCTTTTATCCGTCCAACAGCCTCACGGCGCAATTTATCAATTGCACTCCGCAGCAATGAATTCTTCAATGCTTGCTTGGAATTTGTGTTTTTAGGCATTTGCCCTCCAAACTTATTTAGGCATTTTCCTCGGTAGAATCTTCATAAATCGTGATCCACTTGGGTTGTTCGCCACGACGAAGATATGCAGCCTTGTTGAATCCCCACTCCTCGCGCTCTTGGATCTTGTATCCTGCGCGGTGCTTCTTGGCGTACTTCTGTGCGCTTTCCTTGTCGTCAAAGTACTCGTAGTTGCCTGATGCGTCCATGCCGCCCCACAAGCCGCTAGAGGTCTTCCACACATCACCTGGACGGTGACGCGCAGCAGCAGCCTTGTCTGTCTGTGCTGCTTGAGCGGTTTGGGCAGGAGTCTCATCCTTGGCATTAAACACGAACTTCTTGTCGTTGTGTGCGCCCTTGCGAAGTTGCGAGAAGAAATCCACAACCTTGTGCTTGGCGAGTTCCAGATTGTGCTGTCCTTCGCCCTTCTTGAACTTCATAAGAACCTTGCCTACACCTGCTTCTTCGTTTGTGCCGATATAGTAAAAGTCCTCGTCATTCTTGTACATCACGGAGTGCTGTGCAAACTTGCGACCAAGCGCAACAATTTCCTTCTTGGTGATGTTCGGAATAAGCAGACTCAATTCTTCATTGAAGCCTTCATCGCCCTTGTAACCACCACGCAGTTCAATGAAGCCGTAGCCCATGCCACGCACCATCTGCTTGAGTTCTTCGTGCTTTGCCTTGTTCTCCTTGTCGGAGTTGGCTCCACGGAATGCACTCATAATTCCAAAGTCGCGCTTGTCGTCTTCAATGTACTGAAATACACGAGACAGTTTGGACTCAACGAGTGGAACCTCGTCCGTGTCCTTACGGGACAGTGCTTCGTTTAGTGCAGCCGAATCAAGATATTGGGTGAACTTTTTCATGCAGTTTCTCCTTGGGTATCCCTATATTTATAGGAGTCAACCCCTCACCGTGCAGCATTACCCCTGCGTCCGTGGTGTACCAAATCTCGTCAAAACAGCCCACGCACCACGGCATACAGCGCACACACGGACGCGCCATACGCATCTGCCCAAAGCGGTTGAACCGCACATTAAACAGGACTAGACCGCGCTTGGCAGCAGTATTGACTTTCAAAAATGCATCCAATTCAGAGTGCATTTCCCCGAACAGGTAGCCGTGCTGCACTGCCATTGGATGGGTCTTCATTACATTAGACCCAATGGCTTCAACCGACCCCTTGCGGAGAATAATTGAAATGTGCTTCTTGGGACGGGGATTGTCCAAGCACAGGGGATACGCGATCCCAAGGAGTCTTTGAATTCGCTTTGCGTTCATAGTGAAAAACAATTGGGGGGATGTTTCACCCACCAATTGCTAGAGTGTATTTACTTCTTGCAGTACTTGCTGCTCTCGCAGCAGTCTTCAACCTTGTCGCCAATGCGACCAACCTCGCGCCACAGGTCGTCCGTGGTGCTGTGCATCGTATCGTTCAGAGCGCGAGACTCTTCTGACATCTGACGATACACATCGTTCATGCACTCGTTCAGTCTGTCATGCGAACGATCCACACTAGTGTTGATTGCTTCCATCCACGCCTTCTGCTTACCAAGCACATAGAACACAGAAGTAGTGCAGAAGAAGCCGTAGAAAGCAAAGAACGCAACCACTGCCGCAAGGTCATTGCTCTTGCCCGTGAAGGACAGAAGCGTGACACCCGCAAAACCAACCACACACAGAGCAGCGTAAGTAACGAAAATCGAAGACTTGTTGTTTCCAAAATGAATCATGCTGTTTCCTTTTTGATGGAGTGTAGAAACCCAAAGGGGTGACTACGCCAATCGGTCGCAGCCACCCCAAGGGCAGTCAGTAGATCAACGAATTAGGCGTTGATCATGTAGCGCGAACCGTCCTGCTTGAAGCCGTACACACGATCACCATCGTGGGTATCTTCCATGCCGTAGACAGTCTCGCCGTTGCGAACGGTCTGCGTCACTTCCCAGTTGCCGAACGCCTCAACCTGCGAACGAATGTCGCTGATCATGGCGCGGAAGTTCTTCACACCGAACTTGCTTGCAGCCTGAGCGGAGGTGAGGGTCTTGCCCGATGCGAGGAAGTTAAGGACGCGACGACGGTTCGAAATCTTGGTAGTAGCCATTACGATATCTCCAATAGTGGGCTTCAGAAGTTTACGCTTCGGATGTCAGCCCAACATCCTTCGGCGTTTCGATGAGTAGATTGTAACAGGTCTGTGGGGTATGTCAACCCCTACGAGCGGTTTTCTATTATTTGTTTTGGATCACCATCCAAAAATACGAGCGGCGATACCGAATGCCAACACCACGATCAGTACAGCGGTACTGAACACAATTGCAAAAAATATAGGATGTGAAAATGAAAAATCCGTAATCACTGTAATTGGGTCGTGCTTCTTCCAATACACCTTGGCATCATCCAACTTGAAATTAATCCATTCCCAAGCGGAATCAATAAAATTCTTGTTGACTTTAGTATATTCCACGGGGGGTGAGAAAATATACGAATGCGTGTACGGGCGAACCTCTTCCGCAGGAGGGGTAACTGTCTGCGTTTCGCCAAGGAACTCTTCGGCGGTTCCTTCGCGCCAAACAGTGTTGATAGCGGGTTCGGTGGTCACGACAACCTTGGGCTTCTGTGTGCGGGGCTTGCGAGGCTTGGGCGCATCGGTCTTGCCAAGACGCTCGTTGCGTTCGTCAAGAGTGGCGCGAGTTGTGCGTTTGCTGACAGGCTTCTTTGTGTTCTTCTTCTTTGCCATTTGTGTTTCCTTTGTATCGTGCCTTGGGCGGGGGTCGAACCCGCGACTTAGAGATTAAAAGTCTCTTACTCTACCAACTGAGTTACCAAGGCGATGTGTCAATCAATGCCGTCCCACAGAGTGGGAGTCTTGGACAACTCCATGATCTGCTGCTTGTGAACCATTTCACCAAGCACTAGATGGAGGCGGTCAATCAGGTCTTCCACCTCGTCAATACTGTATGTATCCACCTGTTCCGCCGTGTCCACACCCTTGATGTGCAGGGCAGGTTCGTCAGGATAGTGTGGATTGATAGTGATGAAGAAATCCATGTCGGTCTTTAGTTCTCGCTTGCTCATGTGTGTTTCTCCTAATGCGGATTGAGAGAATTGAACTCTCCTGTCAGGTTTGGAAAACCTGCGTAATAGCCACTATACGAAACCCGCTTATCGTGATCGTTCACTAATGCGCCGTGCGCGGCGCAGGTTCTCTGAATCAGCACTGTCAACCATGACCAGTTCAGGGGCGGTCTTGTGCGACCAGTCCATGAACCCAACGAATGTGGTGACACGCGAACACGCCACGCAAGTGGTGGTGTGGGGCAGAGCCTCAAGACGCGCAGGAGGAATCACTGTGTTGCAGTTGTCGCAGATGCGGGGCATTACTGTGCCTCCACAATAAAAAGGCTGTTCTTCACTACACGGCACTGCTGACGGAACTCGCCGTCTAGCCGCGCCTTGCGCTCCTTGTGGGTACGCTTGTTGAAACCGAACGGCTTGCACTGCTGCTGCCGTCCTCGGGCTACTGCTGCGCCCTGCCGCTCGGCTTCAATGTCTATGGGGTCTAGGATTCGCTTTGCCATGCACACAGTATAGCGTGTGCGGCGGGCGTGTCAAGAGGAGGAAGCAATTCCCAATTATTTAATTACGACAGGAGTGCGCCTGTGATACCAGCACCACAAGAAATACCCCAAGCACGAATTTGAAAAATCTTGGACTCGTTGCCCAGCAACGACACGCGATTTGCAAGTGTTGTGCCGTTAGCCTTGTAGGTGTAAATGTCTACAGTATTTCCGCTACCGATGAGATTGGTGAGCAGAACGCCTTTGTTCTTTCCGCCAAACTGTCCACCTGTGCCACCAAACTGTATTGCTTCGTTGAAAAGATAAGTCATGCCATTTCCTCCGTCTAGTATGTATAAATGGAAAAAGGAGCCTTGCGGCTCCTTTTTCAGCCCGTTCAGATGCGGGAGGGCTAGTCCCCACGGCTTCAAGCCGCCATTGCTAATTGGTTAGCAATTATTGTTGCACCAGTTTTTTTAACGAGGATCTGATACACGCCTCGGACATCTCCTGCTTCAGTACTCCGCACCAGTCGATTCCGAATCGACCCCTTATGTTTTGCCCCCGCTGCAAACGGAGGGCTTGACTGCGGGAAGAGGCGGGTGATGCAGTCACTCCGCGTTCGCGCATCTGAGTAATGGAGTCGGGGGGAGTTGAACCCCCGTGCTGTATGCGTTTTCGTCCACGATCAACAATGCCGTAGGTATTTATGGACTGACTGATTCCGCCATCTCGTTTTCGTTGTACGCGGAACGCCAAATTGGAAGAGGCACAAACACCGCTGCTTCCTGCTTGTCGTCCCACATCCACCACCCGCCGCTCATTTCCGCGCAGTACAGCAGAATCTGTCCTTCTTCGGTGTCCTGACGCAGTGCAAGCGTCCACAGGTAGTGTTCCAGTCCCACGATCCATCCACAACCGTAGTACTGCTCACTCAGGTCGCGCATCACGCGCAGCAGAATCTTTCGGTGAATTTCTTTTCCCTGTAGTTTTCCCTTTGCGGCTACTCCGCATGGCGGGAGATCGGCGTGTTTTGTCTCCGAAGACTGCTTCCCAATTCCGATCCCAAGCCGCTTGATCCACTGGACGATAGCGGTCGCCTTTGCCCGCAGCGTGTTTACCACCCATTGCATTGCTCCTTTCATGGTGTACTCTCCTCTGTGTCGGAACCACTAGTGTCCCGTTTAAAGTCTCGCTTCCACTCACTCAAGCATCGCCACGCGGTTCGAAATAGAGCGAGGGTGTGAGGGGTGTATCCAATACGACCCCGTTGATCTCGTCTGTATTTCTCAAGTCGCGGCAAGTCTCCGCATAGGCTATCAAAGGCTTTCGCCAAGTCCCGAAGGGCTTCAAGTTCTCTAGTGTCTCGTTCACGCATCGCACACCTCCTGTACAGCCCAAGTCGTGTGGCACTGCCGCTCTCCGTTTACACTTGGGGCTTGGCAGAGAAACCAAACGGTTGTGCGGGGACAGCGACCGCAGGACGATCAAGATTCGCCACCGCGTCCTGCACGATGCGATTAATCTGATCGTTAAAGGTGCGGTTGTTCGCATGAGCCGCCTTGGCAATCTTCAGGAACGCAGCGTCCCCGATGTTCATGTCAAGGGTAATGCTTGTGGTCTTCTTGGGTGTACTCATGGTTTACTCTCCAATCTTCTTGCCGTTGAGAGCAAGCAGCGCAATCTCACGCCCACATGGGGAAACCCACAGTTCATGCGGGTCAACACCCCAATCCAGTACTGCTCTCTTCACCAACTTATTTAGGTCGGAGTCACGATCAATGATTTCTGAAACAGCGAAATCCTGAATTTGATAATTGGGAGTGGCAATGCCAAACATCCACAACCCATCGCCTTCGTAATCAATGAAAGCCATCTGATCGTTTTGCGTGGGGTTGCTGCCGTTGAATTCACTGTCGGGATTGGTGTTGTTGTAGTGCATGGTAGTTTTCGTAAATAGGCGGTTCAGGTGTCGATCCTGAATGAACCTGGTATAAGCAGGTCTGCGAAGCCGTCCGCCCACCGCCCAGTGGTTTAGTTCTTGAGAACAGAGATGAACAGCGTGAGCGTGAGCAGCACGGCTGCAATGCTCACCGCGCCAAGCAGCACGGCAAGGAAAACCGTTTCAATCTGCTCTGCGGTATACGGCTTGATGATCACGGGCTTCGTCTTGAACTTCACAGGCGTGGCAGTCTTCTTTGCCGTCTTCTTCACAGGCTTCTTGGTTTCAGTCTTCATGGGTTTCCTCGGTGGAAAGAGTGATGCGAGACTTTTGATTGGTCACATGACCACTTGGAGTCTTCACGAAATAATTGCTTCGCTGACGGTCTGTGTCGTGTCCTAATCGGTAGTTTACAGACGGGATGCCGTGTGTGCGGAGCGCAGACAGTAGTTCGGGAGTTTGTAGAGCAGACAGCACAGTCTGCGCCACAGCAGCGGCGGTGGCTTCGTCTGTGCCCATTGGGATGTCGATATGGAGGCGGAACATTACCACTTGCTCCCCTTGGGGCGGAACACGATGCGGTACAGGCAGAACCCTGCCACGATGAGCAGTGCAACCGTCCACAGATTGCTTGGCTTGTCGTTCGTCATGCACCTATTGTAGCGTGTGGGCGTTGAGATGCAACCCCCACTACCACTATTCTCATATTTGATTTGGGGTGTCCCTCTGGTACTCAATGGTACTCTGGTGTTACTCTAAAGAGTTTATCCCTTCACACTGGACACAGATACTTATACGAGTGGAAAATTAGACCCAATATAAAAGTCTATACTTCACTCCGAAACACTATTTGGATAGTTTGTGTTTGTCTACGGCTGTTATGCTCTTGCGTAGCCCGTCCATGACTTGAGCCAATTCGCGCCACCCCACCACATCAAGAAGGTATTCCTCATACGAGTGGACTGCTAGTGCTGCTGCGTTGAGCAAATCCTCGTTGAGTTCCTTCTCGGTTTTCTTCATGGCTATCTCCTGCGTTTAAAGAAATGTAGAAGTCGCGTAAACCAATTTCGGTTTGCTTTTTCTTCTGCTGCCTTCCGCTTCATATCTGCCGCCTCTTCCATGATTTCATAAGTCAAAATATTTTGAATCTGCTGTGGCAACACCATTGGTGTTGCGTCTGAAAACTTGGTTTTTGCAAACTGTAGCAGTTCGTAAATCTTTTTAGACTCTGCAAGTTTGCGCCACTCTTCCCCGCCGTTCACGGATTCGTATATTCCGTAGATGCCGTGTTCGCCGTCAATGCGAACCAAGTCAATGCCGAGGATTTTTTCACTGTCAAGCATGACGAACCTCCGAAAGTATCTATGAAAAAAGCCGCCCCGTGAGGAGCGGCTGTGGTTACGAAGAATGGAAAGTAAAAATCGGTATACATAAAATGAATAGGTGCAATCTATGAAGTCCTTCTCGCAGTTCGTTGAATATTTGTCGGAGATGCCAGTAGAACGCCCGTGGGCGGCTTCTCGCAGATATGTGCATTCAACAAAACCGAATGCAGATCCGAACACCAAGCATATAGCACATTTGGGAAATATCGGTCCATATGAAGTTCATCATATTCAAGACGATATGGGAGCCGACACAGTAACCGTACACCATGAGGGGAAACAGATTGGGGTATTTCCATTGGTTGACGGTGGTAGGCGAAATGGAAGAAGTATTGTTGCTGTGGACACACCAAACATTCATCCGTCCCATCGTGGCGGAAACGCAAAGGTGAGTGGATTGGCTGCAAAGGTCTATGGAATGATTGCAGACAGGTTTGGTGGTGTCATAAGTGGACCCACCCAATCGGCAGGTTCCCGTTCATTGTGGGCAACATTGGCAAAGATGAGACAGGTATCCGCAGTTGATACATCACAAAGAAAGAACAAAATTGCGACTATAGACAAATACAATCCAGACAAGCACGATTCAATCGTATACAATGACAAGTTTGGTGAAAACATCAGATTGGTAGTGATGGGAAAAAAGAAGTGAACCGACCAACTTGTTCTAAAGCCAAAAAGAAAGCCGCCCCGTGAGGAGCGGCTTCTTGTTTTCGTGGACGGTCTGTGCTGTCGCTCACTTGCCGTCCTCCTCGTAGCGACGACGATTGCGAATGCCAAACAAACCACACCCCATGAGAGCCAATGCACCTGGAGCAGGAAGGGTGTAGAACATATCGTCCATGATGAAGTTCCTACGACCATACAGATCATTTGATTCATTTGTGATCTTCAAAGTGTCAATCCAGTTGATTGGACCTGGGTAGGATGACAAACTAACCATCGTCTGCTGCGTATTACTGATGGATTGAGTGAAGTTGAAAACCTCAACTCCACCACGCAAACCAACAAGATGAATCGCCCCTGTACTCCAAAGAGCGGTAAAGTATGCCTTGTTGAATGCCCACAAACTTCCATCGCTTCGACTGACATTGTAGGTTGGAGCAGCGTTTTGGTAGTACCCGCTAAAGACTGCTGTGGTTCCACGAATGCCGATGGGAAGAGCAGTTCCGCTGCTCCAAACGGCAGGGCAAAAAGTGTAGTAGTACCATAGGCGGTCACCATAATAGGTGTTCGTGCTAGTGAAGGCAAATCCATCCACATCCATGGTCAATTGAACGCCAGGATTGCTTGTCTGATCGGTGGGTGCAGGAGGATTGATATTGTCGAAGGTGACAATGCCAGCGGATGCGGAAGTGGTAATAGCAAAAGTTGCGATCAAAGTTTTCATATTTTACTCCTTTGGAGGCACGGGGTTCTCACGCTGTGCGGGAGTCAGGGTGTTGTAGTAGAGATCCTTGTAGAATGTGGTCTGCTCCAAAAGAGCAGCCATCCGTCCCACAAGAGAGTTGGGGTCATAGCCACGGGTAAGGTCAAGCACATCGTTGACCTGTTGAGTCAGGTTGCGGAACTTGCTTGCCTTCTGTGCAGGCTTCTCAATGGCTGCACAGGCTTCATCCCGCTCCTGCTTCAGCCGATTCACCTGCGTCTCCAACTCATAGATTCGATTGGCGACATAAGCCTCAATCGGTGAAGTGTGCGTCTTGTTGCAAAACTCATCTGCTGCGATCTTGTTGTGATTAGTCATTGTTATTCTCCTTGTTGTTGGTATAGTATAGCACAGTCTATTGGTGTTGTCAAGCGTTATCTTTGAAACAGTCCCAACCACACTCTTCCGCATAAATGCGAGACATTCGATCAACAGCGTCATCCTTATAGAACTGACGTGCGTAAAATGTTGCCGCTTCCCGCCTCGCCTCGTCACGCTCACGCAACGCATCAACGAGTTGATTGTTGAGACTTCGGATCATTTCATTCAGGTACTCGCGCTCTTCTTCGTTCACTTGCCGTCCTCCTTGAAGTTCTCAATCTTGGTAACAATCTCGTCCAACTTGTCGGTGATCTCGTTGTTGGTGATCGTACCGTCCATGATGTCGTTGGACAAAAACTCAATCATTTCTTGAATCTTATCCATGCGGTCGTGGAGGCTGACGAGGTTCTTCTTGGTCTTGGTCTTGGTTGCGGTCTTCATGTGATTAGTCCTATTCTTGGTCTTGGTTGCGGTCTTAGTCTTAGTCATTGTCAATCTCCTTGTTGTTAGTATAGTACAGTCTATTGGTGTTGTCAAGCATTATCTTTGAAACAGTCCCAGCCGCGCACCTCGCGCTTGGCATCACGCCGTGCTTTGCGGGGACAGCGATCCTTCTTGCCCCATGTCTTCGGGCGCAAGCGTTGCCCCTCGCGGAGCGCATCGTGTACGAACTTTCCTGCTCTAATCTTCATGTGTTCTCCTTGAAGCAATCCCAACCGTGGTTCTTCGCAATATCAAACGCATCAAGCGGCACATCGCGGGATGCCCGCCCGCAATACATCCGCCTCGCCTCATCACGCTCATTGATTAGCCGCTCAATCACTTCTGCGATCTCATCGGCACAGTTCCAGATCTCATCGGCACAGTTAATGTTGTGAGACAGCCTCTTGATCCTTGCGATGGCATCGTGTTCGTTCACTTGCCGTCCTCCTTGTTAGGTGGAAGCACATCCACCACAACAAGATCATCAAGGTCAGTCCAAAAACAGGTGTCGGCAAGTTCGTTGCGGAACTTCCCCACCTTGCCGTTTGGGGAGATTTCAAGCAGAGTCCATTCGCTGCGTTGGATTCGCGTGATCCTGTCAGTCAGCAGTAGCCGCTTGCCTTTGAGTTTTTCCCATTTGTATTCGCTCACTTGCAGTCCTCCTTGTAGCAGTCCCAGCCGCGAGACTCTGCGAAGTGGAGCATGGTTCCATGCTTCACATATCCGCTCTCATCCATAGCGGCTCGCTCACAGCACATCCGCCTCGCCTCGTCACGCTCACGCAACGCATCAACGAGTTGATTGTTGAGGTTCCTGATCGTTTCGTTCAGGTACTCGCGCTCTTCGTCGCTCACTTGGTTTCCTCCTTGAAGTTCCTCTGTCGCGTCCATGCCCGTGCCTTCTTCATCCACTCGGTGAACTTGGTGAATTCCGCAATGCTCGGGACGGTGACTCCCACATCCGACCACATCCCTACGCTGCCTCTGTCGTAGAAGCGAACGGTACGCCGACCGCTGATCTCAACAAAGGCTTCAGCGTATATGTTGCGGGTGCGGAAAATTGCGGGCTTACGAATCTTCTTCTTGGTCTTGGTGTTAGCCATTGTCAGTCTCCTCACAGGTGTCACAGGTGTCGTAGTCGGTGTCGTAAACGATTTCGCCGCAGCAGCGGCACGGGTTCGCGTTGTCATCAGGCACAGGCGCGTCCTTGCCCGACACGATGCCGTAGCAACGGCGGCACAGGGTCGCGCTCTCGCCCACATTGGCGGAAGCCACATCACACGGCAGGGACTCCACCACCATCCGCGCCTTGGCGTGGACGCGGCAACCGCAACTGTCACAGTGTTCGTAATTGCACATTTGTGTCATTCTCCTTTTAGGCAAGCACCCAACCGTCAGAGAGGAGCGCGTTCCAAGTGATACGCGCTTCGTCCTTCGTATAAGTACCGTCCACATAGGACTGATCCTCGGATTCAAGAGCGATGCGACCGTCTGCCATCGTGTTCATCGTGATCATCAATCCGTTCTTCACGAAAGTCCACACTTGCGGCACGAACGGCGCGGCAACACTCTGCACCGCAACTCCTCCACCAAAGTCTTCCTTGAAGAAGTACACACCCACAGCGGTGTGCGTGGGGTCGCTCTTCAGCACACCGTGGAACGAGAACACCCACTGCTTCTTCAGCATTTCGTCAAAGCGGTGCTGCGTGAGGTTGGTGGCATTGTAGTACCACCGCTTGTCCTCGCTGCTCCACAGCGCACCCGCGTTCTTCGCAAAGTCCTTGTCTGCGAACGGCACGGCAAGGTACACGCGGAACGGGTACGCGAGGTTGATGTCCGCGACCGTCATGGCGTTGGGGTTGAACACGGGAGCCTTGCGCTCACCGCGAATCATTTCGTACTGATTGAGCCAATTCACGGTGTCCGCAGTCAGGCGGTTGTTGGGCATCCACCACTTGATCGTGCCCTTGGCGGCGGGGCAGAAACGCGCACCGCGACCCTTCGCTTCGGAGCGGATAGCCGTGCTGCCGCGCTTGCGGAACGGAATGTCAATCCACAGACCGTAGGGAACTGCGGACGGGTTGAGCGTGTAGGGCTTGTACTGCATGGGCGAACGGGCGGAACGGCGCGTGGGTGCGATAGTTGAGGCGGTTGCCATAGACCACCATTGTACTGGAAAACAGGGGTTTCCGTCAAGAGGCTGATTTACAAAGTCCGATAACTTATACACAGAAACCCCTGTAAAAACAGGGGTTCTGCGCGGGGTACGAAATCTGCAATATTTTAGACCGATTCGTGGAGCATGGAACCGCGCTGCACAGACAGCACGGACTCTTCACCGAATGATCGCCACTCACCCTTTTCCAAATCAAAGGCTACAATCAGGTGCGCCGCCTTCGTCTTGCCATCGCCCTTCGGGTGCTTGTCCTCGGGGATCGCTGCCATGTTGCGAGTGCAGAGCATGACGCGCTCCGTGCCGTCCTTCTTGGTGAAGGTAACGGTAATGGTTTCACCGTTCTTGAGATATTGTTCGGTGATTTCTGCGAGATAGTTCTTGCGAGTGGTGGTCGTGGTATTGTCTTCAGTCATTGCGTCTTCCTGTTCTGATTGTGCGAGTCTTTTAAATGTGTTTTCGTATTGAGCCGTAACGCGATTCATTGCGTCCCGCAAACGGGTGTCTGACACTTCCGCAACATCAGGATACCGCTCCGTAATGCTGTGGTCCATCGGGTAGTGCTTGGATAGGCGGTGTGCGCGTAGGCGGATTGCCTTTGGCACACGCGGAGTCTTGGACGGGTCAAGCAGATCGTACAGAAACTTGCGAACGGCTTTCAGGCTGTTGACTTCTTCATACGGCAAGGTCATGGGGTTTCCTCAAATGAATGATTCGTCATCCTTGTACGGCTCGTAGTCGTACTCCGCAGCCTTTTCGGGGGACAGCGTTCGCAGCCAGAACCCACCGCGCTTGCAGTGCAGGGTGCCTGGCGCGCCGCTCATTTCGCAGGTCTGTGCGCTTTCGCGTTCAGCGTCCACGATCCACCTAAAGATTGTGTCGTCCCCGCCACCCACATAGAACCGCAGCGTTCCAAACTTTTCCTTGATTTGGTCAATGCGAAATCCGTATTCGGGATCGTGAAATCCTGCGGCGTACTTTTCCGCAAGGTGGGCTTCAATCTTTGCGAGCAGTCGCTCAAGCAGCGGGAACCATCCGCTGCCACACTGTAGTCCAAAATCCATGCACGAACCCGTGCGCTCAAAGCACAGAGGAAACTGTGCCTTCCACTTTTCGTACTGTTCTGTTGCGTCCATGTTCAAGCCTCCATTGCGTAGTTGTAGTTGGGGTATTCTGCGATGACAGGGGAAGTTTTGTCTTCCACCTTCATCTGCTTGATGATTCTGTCCAATACAGTGGTAAAGGTTTCTGTGTTGGTTGCCGACTGCTGTTGGCGACCAATACGCGCTTCCTCTTGGTCGCGGAACCCAATGGCGAGTCCAATGCACACAATCCTCAGATGCCCTTCAATTTCGGAGAAATTTGGAATCGCAAGCACACGGCACCACTGTAGCGAATGTGTATCGTCGGTGTTGCGCTCACGCCAAATCCAATCACGCCGTGCTTCTTCCACCGACTTCAATCGCACACTGCTGTTGTGTCGGATGTAATCAGGATCAACGCACTCACCACGGGACGCACCACGGGACGCATCAAACTCCACCACGATCACGGATTCACGCCACGGAAAGTAACCCACCACTGCTTGCCCTGAAACTTCATACAAGTAGTGCTGTGATGCAAGAATGGATGGCTTGTGTGTTTCGTTCATATCCCAAAGTATACAGCATCCCATCACGGATGCAAGCCCCACGAATATTTTAGTGCAAATGAAAAAGAGGGCTTTCGCCCTCTTCTTCAGAAATTAAGTCGTTAAGAGAATTACTTAACGAGTGTGCCGACTGCGTTCTCTACAGCATGGTAGAGGAACACTGCGCCCTTGATGGCAAACGGAAGCACTGCAAAGAATGCAACCAGATGAAGGGGGTTCTTCCACGAGAAAGAACCAGTGACGGGGCAGGACTTGACGGTATTAGTGGTAGTAGCCATAGTAGTATCTCCTTTTATAATTAGAACTTGAACGAAACGCCAGCATTCACAACAAGGTTGTTCTCAACAGCGAGATCCTGCCAAACAGGAACGCCCACGCCGCCAGACACAACCACGGACTGCGCGGGGGTCCACTCCACATTGGGAGTAACAAGAACCGTGCCGCCGCCGTCAACAAAATAGTACTGACCGAAATCAACACCAAACTTCACGGTATCGCTCCACTTGTAGTCCAGGCTAGAAACAGCCGTGGCAAGATCGGTGGAGAAGCGGTCAAGCAGCGGGTCGTACATGGAACCCGTCACGAAACGCCAGTCAAAGGTCTGATTGAAAGACCACTCGCCCCAGTTCATCAGTGCAGCCGCGCCAATGTGGGGAGCAAGTTCCGTGTTCTCGTAGTTTGCAGAGCCAGTAGGCATCCACAGACCACCCTCAACACTCACCGTGGTCTTGCTGCCAAGGAACGCCGCGTCCTTGAGTGCATCCCACGAAGTGCCGAGTTCAATGCTGCCGTAACCACTGGCATCAGACACATAGACGGGCGCAAGCAAGTGCCAGTCAAGTCCAATAGCCTTTACACCAAGCAGGGTGTTCAGAGCAGCAACAGTGCTGGTGTCACCCTTCTTGTCGTACACGCCAACATTTTCTGTGAGGGTGATATCACTGAAGAGTGGCGCAGACGCAGGAGCAACAGGCTTTGCGTCTTGAGCAGCAGCAGAGGCGGCAACCGATGCGGCTGCCAGAGATGTGAGTAGTGTCTTCATTAAGACTCTCCTTTTCAAAAATCCCCTCGGAATTGAGGGGGTGCTATATCTAGTCTCTCACAAATTGGGTGAGCGGTATGAAGTATTCAGTTTGAATTCTTCACGGGTATATTTAAAAGCGAAAGGGGAGCCTTGCGGCTCCCCTCTCTGACGGTCAACAGGTAGCGAAGTTCCCGCAACGCATGAGTAGCGTAATCCAGTTCGCACTGTCCTACGACCACCGCCCGATGACACAAGTATTTAGTACGCGGGAACTTACTAGCAGTTCCATTTTCGCAAAGATTTGTTGATGCGCGAATCAGGGTCACGCGCAGTCTCTGCGGAGGTGAGTTTAGCCTTCATGCCCTTCATGCGTGAGCAGAACGACTTGCGGCGATTTGCGCTCTTGGAGCCTGGCTTCAGTTTGGATGGCTTCGTAGTGACTGCTGTTTGCAGTTTGGAGCCTGGATTCTCGCGGCGGTACGAAGCCACGCCCTTCTTGTTCAATCCGCCCTCGGGGTTCTTGCCTTCCTTGCGCTGCCATGCACCCACGGCTTCGTTCACGGTGTCGCCCACCATGTAGTTGCGAACGCTTGAAATGTAGTCTGCTGCCTTGGTGATCTTGGACTGCACCCACGCTTCAATCTCGTCGTCCTCGCCAATCATGTCAAGCAGTTCTTTGCAGTTGGCAATGGTGGACTTGAGTTCGCTACGGGACATCTCGCCCTCGTAGTCGCCCTCCACTCCACTACTGGTGGCTTCGGTGATATGACGATACTGATTTGATCTAAAGCGCATGAGCAATCCTCCATGCACTATTTATTAATCTCAACAGCCTGTTCTGGACTCTTTGGTGAACCACCGCCGTATCATGCCTTCCACCGTGCCAAACAGCATGATGGGTGTGATGATTGCAATACACACGCACAGGATCACCGTATCCCGTGCATTGTCAATGAGTTCTCGCATACGAGCCTACTTTCAAACAGCCGTTCTCGTCTTCGTACAGAAAGGTGCAGTTGTCTTTTTCAGTCCAGCACCCACAGTTGGCGTACACGATTCCGTCCACGCTTTTGATTTTGGGATCGTGCAGGTGTCCGCAGATCACACCACTGTATCCGCGCTCCTTGGCATAGCGGCACACCACGGACTCAAAACTTTCAATGAATTGAGTAGCCCGCTTTACTTTCACCTTGATGTACTTGGACACGCTCCAGTAGCGCATACCAATTGCGCGTCTGCACCAATTAAACGCTTCATTAATATTAAGCAGCACCTCGTATGCCCAGTCTCCTGCTTTGTAGATAAAGCCTGAAACGGGATACTTGGTGAGCAGATCAAACTGGTGTCCGTGCAGCACAAGAAATCGTGTGCCGTTCGCGGTGGTGTGATCCATGCGTTCGTGCAGCGACACCGATCCGAATATTTGGTGTCCACGGAACTTTGCCATGAACTCATCGTGGTTGCCCCAAATATAATGCACTGCCGTTCCCTTACGGGCGTGTTTCAGTAGCCGCTCCACCACCTCTAGATGCTCGTTTTGTTTTTCCGCCGACATGGCAAACGCTTGCTTGAATCGCCAAATGTCAATCACATCGCCCACCAAATAAATGGTTTCAAATGTGTTGTGCTTTAAAAAATCATTCAGTGGTTTGGCTTTTGCTTTTTTGGAAGCAAGGTGCATATCGGAAATGAAAACAGCGCGGTAGTGCATCGCCCGTATTTATCGCGCAGCGGACAGACGCTCCCACAGCAGCCGCGCATCGCTCTTGGCTAACCGCACGGTGTTGTCGCGGTTGAATGTAATACGAATGCCCACCGTCATGGTGTCGGTTACCGCGTCATCACGGCTGAATGCAATGACTTCAGGGTATTTGTTCTTGAACAGCGTGGCGCGTTCGTACTCTGCGTATCTCGCGCCCGATGGCAACTGTCTCAGCAGTGCGTTGCTGAAAACCATCTGATGCACCCACATAAACGGAAAGCCTGTATTGGTGGGGCGTTGTGGTCGTGCCTCCACAAGCACATCAGGACACGCTGCGGAGTACACAAGGAAACTCCACTCGTTGCTGTTCGCGTCCGTGATGCGGTGGATGGCGTATTGTGCCTGTGGTGGTGCGTTCATTCGTCCTTGTCCTTGCCCCACCCAAGCGGCGCGGGGGGATCGTATTCAGGGAGTGAAAAATCAGGAGTGCGAACACCCCGTACTCCGTAGTACTCCTGAAGTTCGCGCTCTAGTTCCCGCACTGCGCGGCGTTCACGATCCAAGTGGTACTGTAGCATTTCGTTGCGAACACGAAACTCTTCGCACTGTGTTCGCAGCGCGGCAATCTCGCGCACCAGGCTGTCAAAGGATTGGCTCATCGGATTCCTCCAGTCGCTGCATGGGAGTCTTTCCTGTCTTGAGGGTTTCAAGCACATCATCAATGATTCGTGCAAGCCCTTCCACATCCCCCTTGCGGGTCTGCGGATTGTAGTACCCGTCATAGTCCACCAGTCGCGCCCAACAGTAGAACGCTACTTCTTCCTGTTCCTGTAGTTGTGCGCGGAGCGCGGCGTTTTCAGCCGCCAGTTCAGCCGCCGTTTGGGTGGGCGCGGAACGCGGCATTGTTGGCGTTGCCTTCGGCGCGGTCTTCTTCGGTGATTTCCGTGACTTCTTCATGTGAGTCTCCAATTGTGGTGTTTACAAAATCACTGTACGCCAGAACAGGCTTGCTGAACGCTTCTGCCATGAGGTTGAGTTCGCCCCGCAGATCGCTCAAGTCATCACCCATAATCTGAATGGGGTCAAGCGAGCAGGTGGTTGCCACGCCGTCTGTGTAGTACACTTCGTGAACAGCGTAAAATCCGTCGTGTTGCAGTACGCGAAAATCCCAAGTGTGTTGTGAGTCCATATTTAAGCCTTTCGGTTGCGAGAACGGGCAAACACCGCAGCCATCACCTAAAAAGTGTTACGAGTTGTCAGATACGCGCCGCGTCCAAATGTGTGCGTAGTAGTGTCCGTCCGCCTTGGAATATAGGGAGGCGCGGCGAAGCCGCGCCGCGCTCTCGCCGTCCACCCACTCCACGCCCACAATGATTTCATCCGCGCCAATGCACGGGAACGCGCCCAAGCACTCCACCAAGTACACGGGTTGAGGAGATTCGGGATTAATAAATTCACCTGTGTGGACAAACGGTCCGCCCTCAAAATCAATCATGCCCTCGCCGCCGCGCACATACGCAGACACACCGTCCACAATGTAGTGGCGGTAGCCGTCATCACCCCATCCACACGGGGACAGCGACCGCAGCACACCGTAGCGGGAACGAAACGCATAGGACTGCACCTGTTGAGAGGGATCAGCGTTCACGGCGGCTTCCTCCTTCTGCGCTCATGTAGTCCCACACCACACTCAGCAGCAGCACAAACAGGAGCAGCGCGGTGATTGCTGCGGTGGCAGGTAAAACCCAACTAAACAGGAATTGCTCTTTCATACCCCAAGTATACGGTATGGGGTGGAGAGGTCAAGACCCGTGTGCCCATTCTTCCATATTTCAATCCGTAAGCGTTTCGGGATATGGGGGGCGTGTGGTAAGGGTTTCGGTGTGGCTGTAAGCGTTTCGGTGTGGCGTGGGGAGGCTGTACGGGGCTGCACGGGGCTACAGGCGGCACAGGGGCGCGTGGGCGGGAAGGCGGCACGGGGAGGCTCCAAGGGGAGGCTCCAATATTTGAAAAGTGTGGGAGGGGCGTATGGGAACCCAATATTTGAAAACTTGGGTGGGGTGGAAACCCCACGGTGAATATTTGAAAAGTATGGTAGGGTGGAGTCCCACCGTGATTTTTTGAAATGCGATTTGAGGATTTTGGGTTGAGGTGCTAACGCGCCCACTAAACCCCCCACGGTTTCGCCTGGCACTGTTGTCCGACTGCGTTGTGCGGGGGAGTACGCGGTGTAGAAATAAAAAAAGCCCCTGTCCGTGCGTAGGCGGACAGGGGCGTTGTAGCGATGCACGGGACGAATCCCACACGGCTACGATTTATTTAGTACTCACAGGCGCACCAATGCTGCCCTGTGCAATCTCTACCCATCCCTCTGAGCGCAGATCACCCCACACGCGCCGTGCGTTCTCAGTGAACAGGGAGATATGCCAGTCGCTCTCTAGCGCGTAGTGCCCATCAGACACATACACGGGCTTGCCGTCCGCGCTAGTGGCAGTGAGCCACACGAATGCAAACGCGCCATCGGGATCGTAGTGGAAGGTCACAGTGGTGCGTCCCTGGCTGTACGGCTGCATGAGGGTGACAAAGCGGTGGCAGCGGTGCTTGGCTACGGTGTTGCGGAATTCGTGAGTTTTCATAGTTTTTTAGTAGCACTGGTGGGAGTCGAACCCACACTAGTTCGATTTTGAGTCGAATGCCTCTGCCATTGGGCTACAGTGCCAAGAGTTTAGTGATTAGCGGCGGTCGTTGTCGCTGTCATCCTCGTCTTCCCACTCGTCTTCGTCAGTGGGGCGGCGGATTTCACGCGGATCAGCGTCCGAGCGGATGGAATTATCGAATTCCGCCCAATTAATGGTGTCGTCACGGAGGTCACATTCAAGCACGGCGAGTCGGGGCATGATTTTTTCTCTTTTAGCGAGTAGTGCGGACAGGAAATGCGTTGGAACCGTTCGGAGTAATGCGAAAAACCGTGGTGGAGCCGTTTCGGAACGCTACTACGAGTTCATTGCCGTAGACTTGAGCGTTTTGCGCGTCCCGACACACCGTGCAGAGGGGTGAATTCCACCCACTGCGCCACAGCAGCACTACTCCGTTGCGAATTGTTGCGTAATTTGCGTTCATTTTCGTGTTTCTAGCGTCCCTGAGTGGATTCGAACCACTGACTTGCCACTTAGAAGGCGGCTACTCTATCCTGCTGAGTTACAGGGACTGATTTTTACGAGTGCCAGGTGTCCCGACCGCTGCGCGAATCAATCCATTCGTCTCCACCAAGCCCGTAGTCCCGTTCAGTGGGGTCGGTCACGGGGATTTCGGCGGCTGGCTTGTAGTCAAACACTTCACACGCAGCGCGGAGACGCTTGTTTTCGCGGTGCAGAGCGGCGTTTTCCGACATGAGACACGCAACCCGAGCGCGGAGAATCTTGATGGTGATGGTTCCGAGTGCCATTGTGTGGTTCCTTTGAGAAATTAGGCGGTGGTGGCGGCAAACTGGGGCTGCGCGGGAGTCTGCGGCGGGGTGGGCGGGGCGACCACGCCCTTCTTGTTGCGCGATCCTGCCTTGCGACCGCGGTTGTTGGTGTTCACAGTGAGAGCGGCGATCTCTGCGTGGAGTTCAGGAATGTAGTAGTTGCCGCGACCCGCACGACGAGCCTTCGCAGCGGCGATCCACGCGGGCACAGCCACATACACGCTCTTGGACAGCAGGGTCACCAAGTCCTTGCGGCTCACGGTGCAGGTGTCGTACACCGTCAGCGCGCCGCGATTCGTCTGAAGAAACTTGATGAATTCAATCTGACCAGGGGTGTAAGAGGCGAGAAGGGGAAGCGTGTTGTTGTTGGTAGTCATTGAAGTCATTTCCTTGTGTTAGCGGGTAGAAACCCAGTTGAGAATGCCGAACAGTTCAGTGAGCGGGACGAATCCCTTGATGTCTTCGCCGTCCTTGAAGGGCACGAACAGCCCTTCGGGGTTCAGGATGGCGATCTCTACGCTCGTAGCGTAATCGTCTGAAAGAATTTTTTGATCGAACCGCGAACCGCTGCGGTTCGTGGAGTACACCGATGCGCCGTACACGATGCTGACCGTGTACCGATTGGGAAACACAATCTTGATCTGATTGTGGTCTGGCACTACTTTGCCGCTAGGCGTGTGCCGTATCACGATGCTGCCCTTGAAGGTGTCGTCCATGTGTGCGCCTCCTATTAGAACGGGCAAGCGTTGGGGTCATTGGACTTCGCCGTGGGCGCGTCCTGCACCTGCGGCTTGGGCTGCGCGTCCGCGTCCACCTTCGTGTAGAACTGGAGGAACGACTCCTTCGTGTCCTCATCGAAACGCGCCACGCACCGCTCAATGCTCTTCATCTTGTCGCCAAAGATGGAGAACGCCTTGATGATGTGGAGCAGACGGCGAGTGGTGATGATCTCGCTCACCACCTGCTGCTTGAACGACTTGCGGATGATGTCAGCCCACGACACAAGGTTGTCGATGAAAGCGTCTTCGTCCACACCAAGCGACTCCGCGTACTTGGCGAGAATCTTCTTCTCCACCGCGTTGGAAGCGTAGTCCTGCTCGTAGGTGAAGTCGAAACGCTCAAGGAACGCCTCGTTCATCATGTTCGTGCCGACAAAGCGACCTTCGTTGTCGCCCTTGCCCTTCGTGTTCGCGGTAGCGAACACATTGAAGCCCTTGGCAGGACGCACATACTTGCCGATCTTCGGGATGTACTTGCCCTTGCCCTCAAGCACGGACTGCAAGCACATGATGAGGTGACCACCAAGGTCGATCTCGTCAAGCAGCAGGATCGCGCCGCGCTCCATCGCCACAAGCACGGGACCAGGCACGAACTTGGTTTCGCCGTTGATGAGGCGGAAGCCACCGATGAGTTCGTCTTCGTCCGTCTGCGCGGTGAAGTTCACGCGGATGCACTCGCGCTTCAGCGAGGCGCACACCTGCTCCACCATCGTGGTCTTACCGTTGCCGCTCAGACCCGTGATGAACACGGGCGCGAAAATGCCCTTCTTCACGATGTCCTTGATTTCGCTGTGGTAACCCCATGCCACATAGTTGGAGTCGGTGGACGGAATGAACGAGTCCGCCTCGCCCTGCGTGACCTGACGCGCAAGGCTCACGGTGTCCGTACCCGCAGTGAGCGCAACCGCGCTGCACTCTTCGACCTGCGCGGCAGGAGCCGCGACAGTCTTCGGCTCCACAGCCGCGACAGTCTTCGGCTTCGCGCTCTTCACGGGCTTCGCGGTCTTTGCACCCGCAGGGCGACCACGCTTCACTTCGGTGATCGTGAACGCGGCATCGTCCGCGAAGAGTTCAGGCAGCGCGTACACGCCACGCCCACACTTGCGGGTCTTGTCCATGCACCACGCGGGAACAGCAGCGTAGCCCGCCTTGTGCGCGGCGCGGAACAGGGGCGAGAACTGCACCGACTGCCCATTGCAGGAAGTCTTGGCAGTGATGCCGAACGCCGCGAGGTGCGGACGAACAGCAGCGATAAAGGCGAACTGGGAAGAGGTCATGTTGAAAGAAGCGGTCTTCATGTGGTTTATTCTACTGCATTTCTGCCTGTATTTCAAGGCTTGCGGGGACAGCGCGTCCGATAATATCTGCTGTAACCCCTTGTAGTAAAGGACTTTACGCTATTAGTGAAAAACTGCGGTTTTTAGACCGCGAGGTAGTCTCCGATGATGGACGCGACCGTGCGGAGCGAACCCTGCGCGATCTGCGTTTCCATGAACGCATTGGCAAGCGTGGACTTCGTGGCAGCGTTGTCCATCTTGGACTCCGCAGCAGTCAGGAACTTCTGCGCGGTTGCCGACACGCTGCCGTCCGTGTTGCGGAGGAAACGCTCGGCGTTCACAATCACCGCCGAATCCCAACCCGCAACCGCGCCACGGATGAAACCGTCACGCTTCCAATTGCTGCCCTTGGCGGCAGTCATGCCGTAGTTCTCCGCTTGGATGGCACGGCTACGCTCGGTCAGACCGATCCAATGGATCTTGGAGCCAGTGCGGCGGCGCAGAATGTCGAGCGCGACCTGCGTGGTGTGGTTGCGTCCTTCGCCAGTGAACACCACATTGCCGTAGGTGTAGTACTTGCCCGTCTTGCCATGCACACGCTGCACATCGTAAGACGCGCCAGTCACGGGGTCATTCATCACCACCGCGCTGCGGTACGAGTCACGCCAATCCGAACCGTAGGCTTCCTTGCCCTGCGAACGCGCCCAACGGTTGAACGAGAAATCAATGTCGTCCGTGGGTTCGCCGTCAGTCAGCACCACCGTGTGGGCAATCTGAATGCCGTTGCGCTTGATGAAGTTGCCAACGATCTCCGATGCGTACAGCAGAGCCGCATGGGTGGGGGTGCTGTTCATGGCGAAGCGGAGATCGTAGCCGCTCATGCGCGACCAATTCCACATAGCCGACTTCATAGCCTCGTACTCGTTAGCCTTCATGCGCGAGGACAGGAAGTTCAGCAGATTCATCGCGGCAAACGAAAGCGCATCGGTACGAGCGTCCTGCTTCGCGTGTTCGTTCTTCCAATACTGGTCGTACTCGGGAGTGCCGTAGTGCGGAACCTTTTCCGCCTTGATGTACGGCGTGTTCGTGAAAGCGTACACTTCGAACGGAACGCCCACCTTGCGGCAGAAGTCCGTGAGAATAAGCAACTGACCAATGGTGGACTGCATGATGCCGCTCATTGAACCCGACCAGTCAAGCAGAATCACGATGCCGTGGTTCTTGCCTTCAGCCACGCGGGTGGTGCGGCGGAAGATGTCGTCCGTCCACTTGTACTGGTTCATGCGGAGCGTATCCAATGCACCCGTCTTTGCCACGGTGGAGCGGCGGAACACATCAGCCGCCTTCTTGCGGTTGAACGCGGTCGCCATCGTAGCGGTAGCGGAGGTGTAGTCCGCGATGTTGAACTTGCCGTTCATGTACTGCGAGAAACCCGTAGCCTTCAGGTCAGCCATGATGCGGGTGAAATCAATCACGATTTCCTTGGCATCAGTGGACGGCATGGGCAGACGAATCACGCGGTTGGGCGAGTCGCCCTCATCAGCGTTCAGCGTCTTGAGCGATTCCTCAAGCGCATTGTTCGTGGTGGGCATGGGAGCGTCATCGCCAGCGTCTTCGCCCATTTCAGGCTTGCCGTCAGCAACAGCGTTGTCGCTGCCGCTCTGTGCGCTGTCATTGCCGCCGTTGTTCGAAGCCTTGCCGTCCTGCTGCTTCTGCTCCTTGCCTTCGGTGGTGTCCGAAGTAGACTTGCCAGAACCGTTCTGCTCCTGCGACTCCTCGCCGTCAATGTCCATGCCGTCCGCGCTGCTGTCCTGCGCGTCACCGTTCTCGCCGTCATTGTCGGACGGCAGCGCCTCGCCCTCGCCCTCGCTGTCAGTGCCGTCCTGCGGCTGGGGCTGGTTGCCCTGCTCCTGCTGCTGCGACTGCTCCCAACGGATAATGTCTTCGGCAATGCTCACCACATCCGCCCAAGTCTTGGCAGCGTCCACGCGGCTAACGAACACCTGCTCTTCCGCGCTGAAGCGGATCGCCGTGCCAATGTGAACGCCGCACTTGTAGTGCAGGTTCATGCGGTCAGCAAAGCACATCTCGCCAATATTCGAAAGATCGCCAAAGAACTTGCGCTCGTTCAGCGTGGCGTAGCCCTTGATGAAGTCAGCGCGGAGACCAGGAAACTTCGCCTTGATCATGCGCTCAATACGCGCATCTTCCACGATGTTCAGGTACGACTTGGCAAGGGTCTTGTTGCAACCCGTAGCCGCGCTCACGGAGTCGATGGCATCGCGCCAACCGTCCTGCGGCGTGAACAGGGCGTGAGCCACTTCGTGACCCACAAGCATATCGTACAGGTTCATGCTCACACCCGACCACATGGGCAGGTGGAGGCTACGCGCCTTCAGATCAAAAAATGCCGTGGGAATGTTCTCATGCTGCACCGAAATGTTTTCGGTAGCCAGCAGACGCGCCAGCATGGACTTGGCGGTGGTGGGTGCGGTCGGGACGGTGGAAACGAGAGGCGTAGACATACCCAAATTGTACTGGAAAATGGGCATATTTGCAAGCGAAACAGGGGATTCAAATATAGATTGCGTAAACCCTTGGGAATACAGGACTTACGGGGACAGCGAGTCCGATAACCTGTACGGGGGGCGGCTGCCCGCACGCGCCTGCACGAGCGCACGAGCCGCGACACACTTCACCCATTCCCGCAATGCCTCAAGAACCCCGCTCGACACTCTCGATCTCGAAACCCATACCTTTCAAATATTGTTTCGCATTCAAGTATTGATCCACCCCTATTCTTGAAATTTTGGGTGCGGTAGAATAGCAACATACAGTAGGCATAACAGGAGGATTCCCAATGGCTTACATGACCAATCCCCGAGTTCAACACTTTCTCAAGACCGTTCGCTCACAGTGCAAAAAGTGCAATGTGCGCTTTACCCTGTCTAGTGGCTACGAAGTCAACGGCGGCGGTGAACGCTGCCAAGGGTATTTCATTGAGCCGTGGCATCGCAAGGGGCAGAGCGGTCAACTGCGTGTAGCCGTGGGCGGTCGCAAGGCTTCCGACTGGCTGTACACCCTAGCCCATGAGTACGCCCACTTTCAGCAGTGGATGCGGGACGACCCTATTTGGTGGGAACAGGACTACCTGACACTAGAGCGACAGACCGAGCGCGAGGCTCTAGAACTGTGCAAGCAATTTAAATTGCCTATTCCACGCCGTGTACTGATGCGGGAACACCGCAAGTACATGAGGAAACTCGCACGGGGGTGCTGATCCCGTAGCCATACATAGTGTAGAGGAGACTACACTATGCCCACCTATGAGTACTCTTGCGCGAAGTGCGCCCACGCTTTCGAAACCATTCATAAAATAGACGACCGCGACCTGCCGTGCAAGCAGCCGTGTCCCGCTTGCAAGAAGCGTGGTGTGCAGCGCGGCATCAGCGTTCCTGTGATGGGAGCAGACGCTACGGCAGGACCAGGCTCGCAATTCAAAGAATTAACGCGGAAAATGGGGGCGGGTCTACCCAAGCGTTACCGTGAAAATCTGGATCGCGCTGCATCGCTGCGTGGTAGGAAGTACGGACCCCAATGAACGCCACCACACACGCTCCCCTATTTCTACACCGTTTCCGAAGGGTGGGAGAAGGTGGGTGAAAGTGGGGGTGAAATTTCAAATAATGGGACGAAACCCCTGCCAGACGCCCAGAACGCGGTTCGCGGTCTAGGTGACGCTGTACACGCTCTGACACACGCTCTAGGCATTCGGGAGTGTGATGGCTGTGAGAAACGGCGAGAATTGTTCAACAGACTGTGGCAGTGGTCACAGGCAGAAGACCCTGTGGAAGCCTACATAATTTCACAAGAGGAGAAGCCACAATGAAACCATTTCTTGACCCATTCCCGTTCCGTACCCCCGAAAACCGCAGCGATCTGGCAGCGGTAATTGCTGAAATCACAACGGAAAAGACTCCTGCTCCCATTCCGCCAAGCAAGGCTGGCACACGGTACGACAAGTACGGGGACAAATTGGGCAAGAAGCCTGTGCCCACAAAGGCGAACCCCACCACTCCCCGCGTGAGCGAACCCCTGAAGACCGAAAGCGTACTCCACGAAGGCGGGGTGAAAGCCGCACTGCACGATTTCATGGAAGGGCTTCCCCCGAAGGCGGTCGGCGCACTGCGTCCCGTGATGGGCGACTCCTCCATCCGTGGGGGCACACTCCGTGCGAAGGTAGGGGCAATCCTGAAGCGCAACGGCGTTCCCAGCATGGTACTGGGCGGCTCGTCTGCACAGATCGTGATCGACAACTGGGACACCTTCCACGGTGACCTGGACGAATCGCGCATGGTGGGGGGCGCGGCGGGTGAAGCAGCCCACAAGCGGCTCCACAAGACGATAGGCGCAGTGCTGAAGAGTAAATAAATGCAGTCCACCTTGGCAAACGATCAACCCCCGCAAGGGGGTTTTTCTTTGGGTCTAAATATCCGTATGAAGACATTCCGCCAGTACATTACCGAACGCCTCGCCATTGAGGACAACCCCAATGCGTACACGCCACCCGCTACCAGTGGAGCGCGTAGTCGTGCAGATATTGCATACGAGCGGCGGCAAGCACGGCTTTACGGTGGAGTCATGGCACGGGTAGCCGCAAAGGCTCTTGCAAAGTCGCAAGCACAGCACCGCACACAGTCGGCGCGTCAGCCGTTTCCGTGGAGCGGTGGCGGCTACAACATGAAGCCAGGCTGGTGGCATCCCACCAAGCAGTGGTTCCTGTTCACCAGTGGCTTCCATGTCACGCAGATTGTAAAGACTCCACGGGCATTCGGCATCTCCACCGCAGAACTGAATGGGGGACTGCTGAAGGAAGCAGAGCATTTGGTGTCGCGCCACATGAATTGGTACGACAGCGAAGGCACTCCACAGGCACACACAGCCGAAAGTGTGCGCGACAGCATTCTGAAGACAGACATTGATCTGGCGTATGAAGTGCAGCGGCTTGCGTACATGAAGGGCTGGCTGAAGGTGTACTCGGGAAGCGCACGAAATTCACCGTCACTGGAAGGCATCAACGGCGACTCCATTCGTGCAGCACTGCGCGAGATCAGCGAGAGCGGTGGCAACTTCAACACAGTCGTGGTGGAGCGCGTTGGACTGAATCGCGGACTATCGGATTTCAAGCGGTACAATCCAAACGAGTGGAGAACCGCATCGTGAAGTCGTTTCGCGTCCACATCACAGAATACTTTTTTCGTGGTGCAAATCCCACGGTGGATCTTGTGGTGTTTCGTGAAGGCGCGAACGGAAAAGAACTGCTGCTCATCAAGCGCAAGACTGGCAGCGTGGAAGGCGGCAAGTGGGCAATCCCTGGTGGCTTCATCAACACCACGGCACAGCGCGGAGAAGAGTGGAAGGGTGGGGCGGAATCGCCTCTGCAAGCAGCGGTTCGTGAATTGGAAGAAGAAACAGGACTGCGACTCACCCCTGCACAGCAGCGAATGATAAAGCATATCGGAGTTTTCGAGGGTGGTGGACGCGATCCACGCGACAGTGCAGAATCGTGGTCGCGCTCCCATGCGTTCACCGTTACGCTTCCGAAGGGCTTCAATCCACGGGTTCGCGGTGCAGATGATGCAAGCGCAGCAGAGTGGTTTCCCGTGAACAAAATGCCTCAACTTGCATTCGATCACTCTGAAATAGTAAAACGCGCAAGGAAAATCGCATGAAGTCTTTTACTCAACATCTACGCGAAGCCGTGATCTCCAAGACCAAAGCCGTAAAGGGCGCACGGAAGCCACGCGGCTACAAGAAAACCGCTGCAAAGACGCTTCAGCGTTTGCGTGCTGAAACCACCTATGACGGCAAGACCTATGCGGCTTACGATTCAACAGGTCACGACAATCCCAACGCTCGTTGGCTTGAGAAGTGGGGACTGCCGCCAACCAATGATGTCAAGACTCTGCGCCAGTACTTGCCGCTGTTGTGGTGGTGGGACGGCGGCAAGATCATAGTGTGGGAAATTCCGCCACACCAAACCGCTGATGTGATACACCACGATATTCCTGAATATCGTAGTGCGGTTGAACGATCAACCAACGGAAGCGGTATGCCTGACTATCAGGGTCGCGTTGACCGTTTCCGCAAGACCGTTTCGCTTATCTCTGCGGCAACAGGACAAAATCTGCTGCGTGATCGTGCGCTTCAACGCGGCAAGAATCGCGTGGCAAACAATCTGGCGCGTATGTTCCCTGGCTACACAGTGGTTGACATGGATGTGGAGGGCGCGATATGAAAGGGTTTTCGCATTTCATGCAGGAGCGCGTAGAAATCACAGAGGCTGCTGCGGTTACCATCGTGAAAGGCAAGCGTCCAAACACATGGATCACAAGCCACGGCAAGTACATGATTTCCAAATGCAACGAGTATCGCGGGTATGCCCCGATAGGCAAGAAGTTATACTGCATATACGATGGCAGTGGTGCATCGTATGAAGAGGATGGTGGTCCCGAAGCAAATCTCATTCGCAGAGTGCGTGAAGGTGGACAGCCTGATGAGGTCGTGGATACACTAGCGAAAGCCAAGGCTATGGTAATGCAGTGGGTCAAAAATGAAACCTCACATGACTTCAAGGATTTCAAAGATCCGTGGGCTGTGATGTCGCCTGAAGACCGCAAAGAAGCAAATCGCCTGACAATTAAAATCCTGAAAACCATGCCCGCTTCACCACGGCAGCGAGAACTGCAAGCCAAGCGAGATGCAATTTTGAAGAAGTACGGGATTGGTCAGAAGAAAACCGTGAAAGAAGGCGTGGAACAAGGCGACACACCGCAGCCCAAACCCGAGTACTTTCGTAAGCCGTTCAACATCAGCGGCAAGATTGTGCAGTTGCATCCTGTGTTTGATATTCCCGTAAAGACCAAGAAGTACAGGAACACGCGCTTCCGCATTGGAGAACGAGATGGGAAGAGTCCGTATGTGGATACTCCTGGTCAGAAAGCGTATGATGCCAAGATGAGCGTGTGGCGATGGCGTGTTCGCATTCAGACCGATGAAGGCTGGATGCTCATGGGCTACATTGGCACAGCGGATCGCAAGGAAGGGTTGCCGCCCATTCGTTTGGGTGACACCGTTGAAGTCACGAATTTGAAGTTGTCGCAGATGACAGGCGGAAATCAGATGACCTACGCTGATTCGTGGGTAAAGGGCGGCTACACCACATACTCCGACAAGGCTGTGGACTACCGCTCCGAAATTTTCTCCCGTCAACTGCACGGAAAGGTGAAGCGTAAAGCCGTATGATAGACTTCCGCTCATATCTCACCGAACTGTTTGACACAAAGTTTTCCCTGCAACGCATGGGCTACAATCAATTCATTTTTCATGTGCAGGAAAAAGACGGTCGCTTGATACCTGTTCCTGATCGTGGAAGCAAACTCACGCAGTGGGTGGAAAAGGAATTGGAAGTCACGCCAGAGAATCACTTTGACAGCCTGCACAAGTTCTACACAAAAAAAGCAAGAGTGTATGTGTACTCGGTGGAGTTTACTCCACTTGTGCAGATCCGAAACGAATACCCTGAATTTTTGCTGTTCTACGGCTTGGAGCCTGACGGCATCTACGAGTTGTCGTTTTCTCGCCACGCAACATCGCTTGAGCGTATGCCGCCCCGTCCGTACCCAGTTGGCTCAAAACCCAAGGACATCAGCAAGTTCTATTGGAAATTTGATAGCGGCGGCACAGATGAAGACCTGAATTGGTTGAGTACAGGCGGTGCTGCTTCTGTGCTTGGCGCGGTGGTGGACGCTTCGCGTGAATTCGTCAAGAACAACCATCCCGTTCGCGGAATCATCATTGGAACCAAGACCAGTGCCAATCCTGCGCGTGGTCGCATCTACAAAGCACTTGCGCGTAAAGCAGCCGCCGCAGTGGGCGGCACGGTGCATGAGTTGGACATTGCGCGTGGGGGCATGGCAGCACCCACCATTGTTTGGTTGGACAAACAGCACAAGTTTGGTGAGTTGTATCAGGGAGGTAAAGCGTGAACACATTTCGCTCCTATCTCACTGAACTGTTTGATCGTCCGCTTCCTGTGCGTGAAATGAAGCGGATCGGTCACGGCATGACAACCATTGAAGTCACCTATCAAGCACAGACCGAAAACGGTCAGTACCTGAACATTGATATTACAAAGATCAACAACGGGTGGGAAATCAACTTCACGCTTGACGGCTCACATGAACTCACCCACGCAGGCAAGCCGTACCGCATACTGGCAACGGTGATTGAAGCCGTAAAGATGTTCTTGAAGTGGCATACCGAAACATTTGAGGAATTGCCCAAACAGTTTGACATGGTGTCCAAGACATCCGAAGGCAAGCGCGATGCCGTTTACAGTGCCATGATGCGGCGGTTTGGCAAGCAGTACGGTTATGAGATTACAGATCGCATGGTGAGCGGTCAAGGACCGCTTCAGAACAAGCGCACGGTGACCACGGCTAAACTGGCTGTGCTACCGTGGAGCAAAGTGGAAGCGTCTGCCCATCCACCCAAGGGTATGAAGTGGAAAGATCCGCTCAATCCGCTGCGCGGCATGGTTCCCGAAGCCCGTGACTACAAGGCTGAATACGCCAAGATGTACGGCGGCGACAACCCCACGCCCAAGCAGCGTAAAGCCATGAAGAAGAAAACTTCGCGCAAGCGTATTCTTCGCAAAATGGGACGCGAAGGAAAAAGCACCGATGGACGCGAGATTGACCACAAGGACGGAAACGCGCTGAACAACGGGAAAAAGAACATACGGCTCGTGTCTCGCCACACCAATCGTTCCAAAGACAACAACAAGTGGCGGTGATTTTTTGAATATTGAAGTGTACCCGTGGCTACTCGCTGCGGATACTAAATAATACCGACAGCCAAAATCGCTCAAAAGGAGAACTCTTATGGCATTCACAGCAGGATCAGTAGAACTCGGAAAGGCTAACAAACTCGGCAACCAACTTGCCCACTTGTTCAGCGCACACGGTACCGCAGGCGCGGCAGGACGCACTGGCGCACTTCTAATCGAACGGTATGCCAAGCGACTTGGCTTCGGCATCACTGGACTCACCACGGGTACAGGATTCCCCCCATTCGGCAGTATTACCTCGTCTTTGGCTTCAGGAACTGAGGCTGCATTGCAGAACCCTCGCGGTGAGACAATGGCAAGCGGCTTCAGTCTTGGAGCAATCGAAGGACAGACCGTGGGCATCTTCATCAAAAAGTTTGTGAACAGCGGTGCAGGATATGCACGGCGGCTAGCCACAGGTGCTACACTTGCAGCGGGAGCAACCAGCGGAGCAGGAACAACTTTCGTGGCTCGTGGTCCTGTTGCTGTTTCCACCTACGATCAGTTGTCGTTCGGTGATGGAACCGTGTATATTGTTCGCGGATTCACTTCTGCCGCAGCAGGCGAAACCGCTCACATCGGCGTGTGGTCAACCATTGCCACCACTTACGCTACAGGTGCAGCGTTCAACCTTGATGCTGTTGGTGTTACCCGTGGAACATCAGGTGTTGTAGGAAGCACATTTGAGAACTTCCAAGGCAGAGGAGTCGTCAACGGCGGATTCACCGCATCGGTTTACTTCAACACCCCATCGGGCGGGAGCGGAACTTGGGTAGTTTCGTAATCCACAATGGCTGAAGAGTTTGATTTTGGCTTCACGGCGGTAACAGGGGAGGAGTTGGGTCTGGTGGTGACACCACCAACTCCTCCCCTTCCGTCTGTTTCACCTGATGCAGTTGCAGCCATTGCAGCACAGATCACTGAACTAAAAAATGCTGTTGCTGCACTGAAGCCTGTGTCCCTCACACAGATGACACGAGTGGAAGAAAAGATTGATCGTGTACTGAACATGGAACTGCACGAACTGAATGCAGCGGTGCAGTCGCAAGGCGAAAGCCTGTCTAGTGTGCTGAACGAGGTGGAAGAACGGGCTAACGCCACACGGGACGAGTGCAAGGAAAAATTGCAGACGCTTGAGCGGATGATTCTGCCTCTCCTAACTAATCTTATGAAGAATCCCGAAAAGCCGTACATCAAGTGGGAAGGTCGTGCAGAAAAGATTGCTGCACAGATTGACAAGATCACCGCCATCACGCGCAGTTACGGAGTATGAACATGGACATTGAACCTTACAAGAGCCTTCGTTCCGCAATCTTTGAAGTGCAAGCCGCTGCTGTGCCTGTAAAGCCCGCAGACAAGAAGCCTGCTGCCAAGACGGCGCACAAGGTGGGCGAGCCGTGGCAGACTGCCAGTGGCAATTGGGGTGCAAAGAACAAGGACGGACAGACTGAATACTTTGATTCCGAAGACAACGCGAAGGCGTGGCTTGCTGGCAAGGCTGGTCCTGCGGGACGAGTGGACAATCCAGGCGACACCTCGCGCAAGGTTGAATTGGACGCGGACGGATACGAGAAGAAGCCCACAGCAGCCCCACAGGGTGGAAAGGCAGAACCTAAACCGAATGCAGCACAGCCAACAGCACAGCCAACAGCCCGACCCGCAGCAGGAGGAGCAGGAACTCCCCAAGCGCAAGCGACAACCAGTAATACGCAGCGTCAAGCACAACCGCAAGGTGGCGAAGCGGGTGCAAAAAAAGAACCAGCAGCGCAGCCTGAAGTCCAACACGCGGAAGTAGGAAAAGAGAATCCTGCAACCGAATACGATGCGGAAGTCAAGCCTGACGAAAAAGCCACTGCTGACGCAAAAGCCAAGAAGGACATCCGCAAAGCCAATGTGGTTGCAGGAGCCATCAAGAACAGGCAGTTCACTGGTCCGCAAAACACCAAGGAGTCTGTGTTTGGGCGACCTGAAGAAGAGCGGCGTTTCGTTGACGAGATGAACCACGCTGCGCTATCGGCTATGCGTGGAGAAGTGGGATACGAGTTTGAGTTGTGTTCCAAGACATTCGCGCAGTTGGGATTCTGCTTTGATCCCGAAACAGGTGAGAAGGTCAGCAAGGGCATTGAACGCATTCAGATGCCGCAGTTCTCGTCTTTCGTAAACCCTGAACGCAAGGACAGCACCGCGTTCAAGGCACTGATGGCAGGCAAGGGATACACTTCTCCCGATCAGGTTACTCCCGAAGACCTGAAGGCAGAAATCAACTTGGAGAAAGAGTATCGTGCGGCTCTTGAAGGTGCAGGATACACCATTGAGGAAAAAGATGTGGATGTCACATCTCTGAAGCCTATTCAGGGACAACTTCAAGGCAGCAAGGTAGTGGCAATGTACGGTTCACTGCTTGCAGCACAAGCCGATCCCGACACCTACGGAAAAGCAGCCAAGCGTCTGCTTGATCCCATCTATGTGAGTGATGGATATGTGGTTGACGGTCACCACCGTTGGGCAGCGCAGTGCGCCGTGGACATTGCTAATGGCTCGGGCGCAAACGCCACAATGCGAACACGCACCATCAGCAAGAACGGCAAGCCTGTTCCTATTGATGAAATCATTGCGTTCTCCAACAAGTTTCAGAAGGACAGCGGACTACTAAGCCAAAGCAACAAGGGACAAACTGTTCCCGAGAAGAAGCCTGAAGCCAAAACACAGAAGGAATGGACCATGAGCAAATTCGGCACAAAGCGTATACAGAATCTTGTTGAGTCGCTGAACGAAGCCGCCAAAGCCAAGTTCAAGAAGCCCCGAATTGCCAGTGACGAGCCTGACACATTCGGATACGGTGCGGTGCTTCAGCGCGGCAACAACGACCGCAAAGTTGACAAGAAGGGCAATCCTGTTGCATCGCTTGCACAGCAGGTAAACCGCGATGCCCGTGCTAGTAACGAAGTTCAGAAGAACGAGAAGACCGCCCAGGATCTACTCGCCACCATGAACAAGAAGCCTGAAGGCACCACTTTTGAAATCTACGGCTCCAAGAACGGCAAAGAAACATCCGTGAAGGTAAAGAAGGTTCGCTACATGGGCAATGTGGTGTACATGGTGGGAACCAACGAAGTAGAGTTGCGCGTTGCAGGCACAGGGCTGCAAGTGATCGGCAAGAAGAGCCACCGTATGCTGCTTGATCGCGGAGCGGATTTGATTTGGGAGTCTGCTGACTTCACCGATGTTGGTATGATCTGCATTACCGAAACCCAATCCAAGATGCCACAGAAGAGAAAACTATCTGATTGGGATCTGATGAAGGTTGATATAAAGCAACGCGAAACTATGAACAAGAAGACGGATTCCCAAGCAAAAAAGTGAGGTGAATCGTGGCTGAAGCAAAACTAGATCCACGCACATTCAAAATGGCAGGCGATGCCCTGACATTCAAGGAGTATCAGAAACTTCTTGATGCGGGAATCAGCAAATTGCCAAAGGATCTCGGTGTCTATCTTGACATGGTGGTTTCTTATCTCAAAGGAGAAGGAGTCACCGATGACAACCTCAAGAAGCATTTGAAAAAGCCTTCGGTGCAATCGCACAAGAGAAAGATTCTGACTGATTTCGGTGAAACTCTTGGTCCTCTTGGTGTTGTCAAGTTCAAGTTGTTTGATGGACGACCCGATGATGTACTGATTAAATATCCTGCTGCACAGAATCAGGGAATGTATGACTACATGATGTCTTTCAATCGTGGAAAGTCGTGGAAAAAACTGTCTGCAAAAGCAAAAACAGGAAAGTCCAACACGGTAAAGCCTGGCGACATATTGAAATTGCTGGAGGGAGCAGAGATTCCACAGAACTTGAAGACTGCATATCAGTTCGTGCGTATCATTTCTGAAAACAGCACGAATGAAGGTTCTCAGATTGCAATGGAGTTCTTGCAGTCCAAGTCCGTGCGTGATGTACCAGATAAGAAGTTCACGAAAAAGGTTATGTGTGAAACCATTTTTGAAGACATCACCAAAGACAAAGGCAATCCTTTTGGAAATCAGATGAATGACTTGTTCTGGCTTGCAATAGAAAACGGAGAGTTGAATTTCATCAAGTTTGGATTGGATGGTGGAACTCCCGTGTATGACCGCGTGAATGACGGGGTAGACATAATATTTGAGGATGGCAAGAGCCTGAAGCGCGTTCCAAGCAAAGAAGACATAAAGCCTCGCGTGTATTTCCGTGGTAAGGGAAGAGAAGCAGGCGAGAAGCGAGCCGAGAAACCAGGATTCCAAACATGAAGCCATTCAAAGAACTACGCGACCACGCATTCTGCTCACTTCAAAGAATTGTCTTTGAGGAGTTTGACGCTGAACTCACGGAAGAGAAGATTGTTTTGGATATGCCCTCGCTTTCCTATGAAGATGTGGTAGACTACCTTGACGAGAACGAGGTGGAGTGGGAAGAAAAAGATGGTGTCATCTACATTCTTGACGCGGTGGAAGAAGCCGAGATCAGCATTGAAGACGATGACGCAGAAGAGATTGAAGAATCGGTTGACATTCAAGGCGAAGAACTAAACGAAGCCGCTGCCAAGCGCAAGATCGTGGTTCGCAAGGGACGCAAGCGCATCATCTTCAAGTGCGCTCCTGGCTTCAAGAAAAGAGGACCGCGTACCTGTGTGAAGCGGGCTACGAGTCAATTGCGTAAAATGAAACTCACTGCAAAACGAGCAGCACGAAAGGCTCGTGGCAAGAGATCACAAGCCAAGCGAAAGCGTAAACTTTCAATGCGTAAGCGTTTGACATTTGGATTGCGTCCGCGTAGCAAGAAAAGATAACAACATGATTCAACATGAGCAAACCGATGGTGGTGGATCGGTTACAGTGAAGTCCGCTCAAGGACTTGCTTCGATTTCATATCTGTATTCCAACCCGCAGTCCACGCTTTCGCTGTGGTGCAAGGCATCTGACGCATCTGATCCTGCACTCGTAAACGCGGTGGTGGACAGCCTTACAGAGCGATTCGCTCCTACGGTACTGTGTGTGACTGCCAAGCACACCGAGACACGCTACAAGCCCAAGGTGCATTCGCTGTTCAAGTGTTGGAGCAATGCTCATCAGTCTGTGTACGCAGAGGCGTTCTCGTCCCGCGAAATGTTTAATCGCATTTGCAGTCTGTCGTATGCCATGCACAACACCGATATCGTAAAGGTGATCGGGGAAGAGATGGAGTTCTACGAATACCGCGCAGTAATGAACGATCTTCGCAAAAAGACCACGCCCTTTGAGTTCTTGACCATCAAGGAAGAGTGTGACTACAGCATCAAGAGTACATCCGCTGCGTGTGTGGAAGCACTCATACGCTCTGCTACGGAATGCTTGCAATCTCTCACCGAGCGACAGCAACAGCCCTTCCGCGAAGCATTGCAAGTACTTGCCCTGCGCCAATCGTGTGAACACGGCTTCGACACCAAGTACTCGTATATTCAGGAAGCCACCACGGCAATCTTGTTGCCCGCAGTGGTTCGTCTTGGAAGCGCACACCCGTTCACACAGCAGATATTCACCCAATTTTCTTCTGCCGCATCGGAATATACGGGAGCGTGTACGGAATTCATTTCTGAATACGCCGAAATATTGGAACGCAATTCTTCAGATTGAGAAACGCCCCTACATACTACTAGGAGAACACCATGAGCAACATGAGACAGTACTTGGCTTGGGTTCAGCAGAATCAAAAGAACAATCCTGAATGGAAGGCTGCAAATCAGTGGCAGAACCGCAATCAGTCTGCGGTTCCACCCAAGGAAACGCAGCAGCCCAACGGACTTCCCGAAGGCGCGGAAGTAGTGGACGAGACACCAGACGATTAAACATGAAGACCTTTCAGCATGAACTAGTGACGCTTGAAGAAAATATTGAAAGCGTAGAAAGCAACGGAGGCAGGAGATACAGCACTCCTGACGGTATTTTTCCGTCTGTCACCACCGTGACGGGATGGAAAAAGCGTGCGTTCTTTGCCAAGTGGCGGCGCGACAATCCCGAAGAATCCAAGCGAGTACTTTCCCGTGGAACCAAACTACATTCGATCATTGAAACCTATCTCCGCAACGATCTTACGCCAACTACGCTCGCTGAAGCAGCAGGGACGAGTGAGGCGGATCTGTTTGTCGCCATGCGGGAAGACATTGACCGTATCGGCAAGATATTCGCCATTGAAGTACCGCTCTGGTCGAAGCGTGTGGGCTTGGCAGGGCGCACCGACTGCATCGGGGAGTTTGACGGCGTTCCGTCCGTTATTGACTTCAAGTCATCCAATTACCCGAAGTCGGAAGACGCAATTCAGGATTACTTCATGCAGGCTACCGCGTATTCCCTTATGTGGCAGGATCGCACTGGACAGGAATTGCGAAATATTGCCATTCTGATTGGGGTGGAAGACGGAGGCTGTCAGGTATTCACCGCTGATCCAATGGACTATGTTCCTGATTTGGTGGAAGCAATACAGACTTATCGCGCCGAGCAGCCCGTCCGCGTTTCCTAAATACGGAAGCGGAGGACGCCTTTGATACGATTCACGGAACATCTGGTTGAGGCTGTAAAAAAGACTGGAAAGAATGTCCACTTGGAGCATCTTGAAGACGAGATGCTGAACAGCGGATACTCTGGCTTTGTCAGCAGCATGAAGTCCATCACTGGTTTGATGGACGCTTTGGGCGCAAACGAACCAAGCGCATACGATGTCACCGTGAAGTGGGACGGCGCACCCGCAATATTCTGCGGAACAGATCCATCAACTGGCAAGTTCTTCGTTGGTACGAAGAGCGTGTTCAATGTGACACCCAAGTTAAACTTCACTGATGCGGACATAGACGCAAACCACCCCGAGGGTGGACTAAACGAAAAACTGAAACTCGCTCTGAAGCACCTGTCTAAACTAGGTGTGCGTGGTGTGCTGCAAGGAGACTTCTTGTTCAAGCACGATACTCTGCAACGGGAAAAGATTGACGGAAAAGCCTATCTCACTTTCCAAGCAAACACCATCAGGTACGCAGTGAGTGCCAACAGCGATTTGGCGAAGCGCATGAGTGCAGCCAAGATGGGAATCGTGTTCCATACTGCATACGAAGGCAACACCATGCAGGACATGAGTGCGCGGTTCAACCCCGATATCTCGTACTTGAAGAAGAGCAAGGATGTGTGGTTCGACAACGCCACACTTCGTGTTGCCTCTGGCTCGGCACTGTTCAGCCCAACGGATCGTAGAACAATTGAAGCCTCAATCCAATCGCTCACGCGCACTGCCGAATCTCTGAAAGCAATACTCAACGCCATCGGAAAGAACGATGGGGTGAAACAGGCTATCAAAGGATACATCAACTCTCTTGTATCTAAAGGGATTGCCAGTTCACACGCTGATGTGAATCAATTGATTGCATTCCTGCAATCAAAATCGGCACTCGTCAGGAAGAAACCAAGCACAAAGCCAACACCCACGATGGAATGGATACGGAAAAACCGTAATCAGATCGGTCGGGTGTTCGCCCTACATAACTCTGTCGCGCAGTTGAAGTTGGTTGTGCGCGACAAACTTGCATCCCTTGAGGGTGAGGTTTCGACCTTCATCAAGGACGGCAAGGGATATCGCGTCACGACACCCGAAGGTTTCGTGGCAATCGACCGCATGAGCAACAAGGCAGTGAAACTAGTAGACCGATTGGACTTCTCACGCAGCAACTTTACTGTTGAAAAAACTTGGAAGAAAACTTGACTGGCAGTTGGTGTCCGAAGTGCATACGGGAGGTGATCTAAGTGGCAAAAACGGTTAGAGATATTTCGAAACCCAAGACCCAGGGCAAATCCATCGTGGTTGCCTTTGGTCGCTTTCAGCCACCAACTTCAGGACACCAACTGCTAGTCGATAAGGTAGTTAGTACGGCAAAGAGTTTGGGTGCGGACTACGCGATGTTCAGCAGTCGCACAAACGATCCCAAGAAGAACCCACTCTCGCCGCGTCAGAAGTTCAAGTACCTGAAGCGGTTCTTTCCTGACGCAAACTTCAAGGACATTCCCCAAATCAAGACTCCGTTTGATATGTTGTACTGGCTTGCCGAAAAGGGCTACGACCATGTGCATATTGTTGGTGGAGAAGATCGGCAAGAAAAATACGAAGCCTTCAAGGAATTGATGGAGCCGAGTCGCAGGAAAGACCGCCTGAAACTCAAGAGCCTGAATATTGTGATTGCAGGCAAGCGGGACGAGAGTGCTACAGGTGTGCAAGGCATGAGCGCATCCAAACTACGCGCAGCCGCTGCGGAGAACGACTTCAAGACTTTCAGGAGCGGAATGCCACGCCGCGCAAACGCTGCTGATGTGAAGGCACTGTTCCAAGACATTCAGCACGGCATGAAGACCAGTGTCAAGGAAGGCATCGACTACGGCAGCATCTATTCCGCTGCTGCGGTTCGTCTCATGGAAAGCGACAAGACTAAGCGCAGACCTGATACGCCTGGTCAAACTGGCGGCTTCTCTAAGCACAATAAAATATTCCCCACTCCCCCGTGCAAGATTGACGAAGACTTGGCGCGGTGGTTCAAAGAGAAGTGGGTAGACATTGGCGGCAAGAAAGACCCCAAGACAGGGCAGTATCCGCCGTGTGGTCGCCACGACACCTCTAGCGGCAAGTACCCCAAGTGCCGCCCTGTCAACAAGGTGAGCAGCAAAACCCCTGAAACGGTGGGTGAAATGACCCCCAAAGAGCGCAAGCGGGCTGTGATTCAAAAAAGACGGGTCGAACCCGAGACTCAGCGGAGTGGAAAAGGTAACTCTCCCCACATGACCAGCCACTCTAAATCGTCTAAATAAAGAAAAGGGAGAACCCACTATGGACGGAATCGGAAAAGAGAGTGCCATCTCATCGAAACTCAATTCGCTGCTGCGCCTTGGCTTGGTTTCCAAGAACAATGTGCGCCGCGCTGCCGCTCTGCTGCAAGACCCCGAGAAGGCAATGAAGAACCCTGCGTATCGTATGCTCATGCAGGAGATTCTGGTTGATGTGGTGGATCGTGTACTAAACAACCGCAACCTGTACACCGCCCTCCGTGCCAGCCTGTCCAAAGAACCCAGCATGACCACCGAGGGCGTGGAAACCGAACGCACCAAGACCCTGCTCCGCAGCGGATTGGTCAAGAAGAAGGATGTGCTGTCTGCCCGCCGCGCTCTACAGTCGCCTGAAACCGCCGTCAAGATGAGCGCGTCCAAGGTGTACCGTGACCTGATGATTGACATGATGGACTCTATGGTCAAGAAGATCACTGGTTCCCCCACCCTGTTCAATGCCTTCAAGAAGACTCTGGGCAATCAGAGCGTGGAAGAGTCGTTTGAGACTCCCAACACCGAAAGCATGGACGAGTTTGGTTTGCTTGAAGCCGCACAGGAACTCATGGAAAAGAACACGCCAACCAATCCTGGACTGTGGGCGAAAGCCAAGTCCAAGGCTCGCTCCAAGTTTGATGTGTACCCATCGGCTTACGCCAACGGTTGGGCAGTGAAGTGGTACAACGAGCAGGGCGGTAGTTGGAAGAGCGTGAGTGAAGGCAAGACATTCTTTGATCTTCAGCGCGAACTCAACGAATACATGACCACCATGAATCGCAAAAGCCCACAGGAAAACAAGAAGGCACGGGAGCAGGCTCGCAAGTTGCGCGATGAACTTGAAAAGCCAAAGCCGACCAAGAAGCCTGTGAAAGAGTCCAGTGATTACATGACAACCGCAAGCGAGACAATGAAGACCACAGACATTCCTGCTGCAAAGACCTTCAGCACAAAGAAGGGCAAGAGCAAGAAAGCCGTTACAGTAGATGAGGGCATAGTAGGAATCGCTGCGGCTGCTGCTGCGGCTGCTTCCGAAGCCCGCCGCTCCCGCCGTGCGGCTGCTGCTGCGGCTGCTTCGGTAAAGAAGAGAGAAGAAGAAGCCCGCCGCTCCGCAGAAAACAAGAAAAAGCAAGACGCGAATCGTAAAAGCAAAGACGATTACTATTCGCAAGGATCGAAACATTCAATAAATGCAGACGATTATTGAGATCCATCCATGATCAAGAAGAGCGGCAGCAAGTTCGTAGTCACAGACAAGAGCGGAACAAAAGTTCTAGGCACACATCCATCAAAAGAGAAGGCAGCCAAACAACTTGCTGCTATTGAAATTTCAAAGGCAAAGCACATGAAAGAGAACACCAAGCGTTTCAAGGATTTCCGCAACACACTGAGTGAGAGCGAGTACAAGGAAACCCTCACGGGCTATCCCAATCGTGGCATCAACACCGAAGACGGACCCGTCAACTTTCGTCCTGAGCGCATGGCACAGATCAACGCCATGTTGAATGCCATCAGCCGCAGCACCTTTCAGTCTCCCAACGAAGCGTTCATCCGCATCAAGACGCGCCTGAATCTGCTCATGCTGGATTTCCCGTGGACACCGTATCTGTGGCAGGATGGTGGCACTGGTCCTGTTACTCTCACCGTGACCCTGTTCGGTCGCGTTGACGGCATTGACGGCAACACAGGCAATGTCGTGATGAACGGCAAGGCTAATCCCACCGCAGGACTGCAAGAGTTCACTCTGCTGGCTTCCATTGAAATGGCAGAAGACGGGCTGTATCGCGTCACCGCCAAAATGGCTCCCAAGACCGAGCCTGTTGTGGCTGAAGAAGGCGTGGAGCATGACGGCGACAGCATTGACGAGATGGCACAGACTCCTGCTCGTCAGCGAGACATGGAACACGCGATTCAGCGGCACGATGTCAAGGCTCAACGCGGCTACGAAGCCAAGATGAACAAGACGGGCAAGGCTGCGGAGCGTGGACGCAAACTGGAAGACAAGCACGATACTGCTGTGCGCCGTCTGATTGCGCGTGATACCAAGGAATACGAGTCTGAAAAACTGTACGGTCGCGGCGGCAAGATCGTGAAGGGCAAGCGCAAGCCCGTGAAGGAAGCCGCCGAACTTGATGAAGAACTCACTCCTGCTCGTCAGGCTATAATTGATCGTGAGAAGGAAAAGGCTTCAAAGGCTCTGAACAAGGGTAAGACTGCCAAAGAACGGGACAGAGGATACGCCCGTGGTTCGCGCATCAACTACCTTGAACTTGTACACAAGTACGGACGCAAGTCGGACAAAGAAGGCAGTCCGTATCAGGTAAACAAGCGTGAACTGAACAAGTGGCGCAAGGCTGAACACGGCATGAGAGAAGAGGTTGAGCAGATTGAAGAAATGCTCAAGGCGGGAGACAGAGTGAAGGTTCCCCACAAGGGCAAGATGGTAAAGGGCAAGATTGTTCGCCACGACAACGGCGGAAGCGGAAAAGCACAGCAGCACGGCGGTGGCTATGTGGTTGATGTTGGCGAGTACGGCAGCATCACTGTTCCTGGTCACAAGGTTGTGAAGGAACAAGTCGTTGACGAAGCCCTCATCGGCGGTCAGAAGCGACTTGATGTCAACAAGAACAAGCGACTTGACGCACAGGACTTCACCATGCTCCGCAACAAGAAGAAGGCGGTCAAGGAAGATGTCACCACCGAGTTCACCACGGGTCTTCCCGTGATGGAACCTGCTCTTGGCTCCAACATTGCCGACCAGAGCGGCAAGGGAACCAAGCGCATCAAGAAGACCGTCAAGGAAGCCGCAACCAAGAAGCCCGTCAAGAAGCCTTCACCACACACAGGCGCAGCCAATGTGATTGGAAAGCAGAAGGCAATCAAAGATATGCTCAACAAGCACGGAATGCGCTGGTAATCTCAGCACTTCTTTATCATGGATTTCAAAATCTTGACCAAGGAAAATTTCACTCTGTATGCGATGGGGAACTACACCAATCCTGATTGCATGGGTATGCCTGAATTCTTGGAAGACATTTCAAAAATCAAGTATGTGAAGCGGTTGCTGAAGCGGTACATGAGAAGCGGCAATCTCCGCACCATTCTGCTGCTGAACCACTTGGTGGTGCTTGGAAATGTGTTTGGGCGTACTCCTGCTGCGCGTATGTTGTTTCACAAATTGGAACGGGACACCCACCCCGCACTCAAGACCGTCCTCCTGTATTTGGAATACATAGAGGAAGGGATGATGTTTGACGGCATCGTAGTCTCGGACATCCCAATGGACGGAAAATTGGCACAGATTCTAAGGCAACTGTAATGGCAAACTCACCTGTACTTCCATTCTTTGCACACAACAACACCGTGAAGGCGTGGTGCGTTACTGGCAATCACATTATCACCGCAACCACCCAAGCAGATTTTGATGCCAAGAACTTCGTAGACGGGTACAACCTGCGGCTAGACTACGCCACACAGACAGGAATGGGTGGAAATGGTGGAGCAGGAGCATTGAAGTTCTCCTTTATTACTCCCATGCGCGACACCAAGTACAAAGTAATGGTGCAGGCATACGGATGGACCAGTCCGCTGTATCCACAGTTTGCCCATGTGCTGAACTCTGCCCTGTACCCCAAAACAACTACTTCATTTTGGGTGCGTGTTGGATTCATTTGTAACAGTGCTTCCACCGCTCCTTTCAGCGGAAGTGGCAGAACAAGCAATCAGGTTCACAACATTGTGCTGTGGAGCAATGCTGCATCAAGTCTAGGAGTGGTGGTAATCTAATGGCAAGTTCTGCTTCAAACTTCACATCAAACACCACGCCTGTTCCAACTTGTGATGCATGGGCAAACATTCAGGCAGGGACATCACAGGTTGTCTCGCAATTAATGGACTCATCAGGTGTTTCTTCCGTGCTGCGCCTTTCGACTGGGCTGCACGGCATCACCTTTTCCAATCCCCAAAGATTTGGTGGCGGTGGATATGTCACGGTGTACACTCCCGAAGTGAGTTCATTCAATGCGCCTTGTTTGTTGAGTTCCATGCGAGACATGGCAGGCGCGGGTGGTGCGACCGCAGCGGGAAAAACCGCAGGCGTACAGATTGCCACTTGGGGATTTCCTGGACCTGTTGGTGCTGGCGGAAACACCGCAACTCAACAGGATTTTCCTTCTGGAAATCTGTACATCAATTTTGCGTCATTTGCCCTTGCGCGAGATACCGATCTGCGTTCTCCTTCGGTACTGAATGTACTCAAGTGGAGTGAAGACTTAAGCAATTCAGCATGGAGTGGATACAGTACAACTACTACGCTTGCTACGGATGGAACCAAAGCACCCAATGGAAACACTGCATCTGTATTGAATGAAGGAACTGCGGATGGTTCTAGTCAAAAAGGCACACAGCAGTACACTGGCAACTATTCTGTGTCGCTAGTAAACAAACCATTTACTGGTAGTGTTTATGTTAAAGCGGGAACACGATATCGTGGACGAGTTATTGTTTATGATGCTGGTTCCGTGTATTTTGGTGCAACCTTTAACTTGCAGACCAAAACATTGAGTACTGTTACCAACGGCGCAACTATAGTGTCATCGTCTATTACTGATGTTGGTGGCGGATGGTTCCGAATTACGGTGAGTGGATATTTCAATGGTACTGTTGCTATTAACAACAACCAAACTGGAATATTCGTAAATATAGCCGATGATACTGGCGCGCTTAACTATCAAGGACAAAGCAAAGTCTTCTACCTTTGGGGCGCACAACTAGAAGAAGGCTCCGTGGCTACTCCGTACATCAAAACGGAAAGTACTGCTCCCGTTTTGGGCAACCAAGACGCACGCAAGAGTCTTGTGCCTGGCGCAAGTGGCTTTGGTGTAACGGGTGCAACCTACACATCTGCACTCACCAATCTGCTGTCCAAGCGCACTGCCACCGCATACGGAACCATTGTGATTCCACCGAACAAGGGCTACAGCAGTCCGTTGAGCGCGTACATTGAGAACGGCTTTAATGTCAAGGGCGTGTCAGCAGGCAGCAACTCCGAGTTTGATATTTCATTCGTGAAGACCATGACCAACAGCAACTACTGTGTGATTCTTTGCGGAGAGTACGAGCCTACAGCGGCTGCAACAACGGCAACCGACTACACCGCTCTACTAGAGTATTCCATGCTCATGGTGGACAGACGCAAAAAGGACACAGGTGGCTTCCGAGCGGTTTCACTGAAGCAGAACTCCACAGACAATTCATGGAACAGGTCGGCTTCAATTTTTCAACTGGGATTCACGGAGCGCATACACTTCATGGTGTTCGGAGGAGCCACATATGGGCAACCGTAAACTAAAGCCGTTTTCCTCGTTTGTGACAGAAGAAATTCCGCCAGCAGTGTCGTCCCCGCCACCCACGAATATCGCAGGCGGTGGCAGTATTGCAGGACTTCCCCCTGATCTTCCGCCTGTGTCCACAGCCGCACAGCGAAAGAAGAAGCAAAATATTGGTCGCCGTAAGCCCCCGCAGACCTAAATAGTAATAGCGGCTTCAAGAAAGGAAGTGACCACATGATTAGCACTGAACTCATTTCGCTCGTTGGTGGCGCGGCTACAGGATTCCTGTTTCGATACATGGCTCAGAAGAGTCAGGATCAAAAGGAAATCTTTGAACGCCTCATAGCGGCAAACAAGCAGACCACAGAAAACCAAGACAAAGCCGCAGTACGAGTTCCGCTTGACACGGGCAAAGGCATTCGGCAACTCATCGTGCTGGCTGTGCTGTTTGCCACCCTGATGGCTCCCTTTATCCTGCCGTTCTTCGGTCTACCCACATTCGTGGAAGTGGACGCAACCACTCCCGAGGGGCTGTTCGGACTTATTCCGCAGTCCACCCGCAAGTATTTCGTAGAGATCAACGGCTTCCTGTTTGCGTCTGAAACTCGTCAAATCTTGGTGAGCATCGTAGGATTCTACTTTGGTTCAGCCGCTGCTTCCAACAAGTCTTAAGGAGAAGCCATGCGTAAACTAGCATACATCTTGTCTCTTCTCTGCCTTGCAGCGTGTAACACCGCGCCTGCTATCGTTCCTGACACCACATCGGACAGCCCTGTCATGCTGAAACTCAAGCACGACATTCTGAACGGCGACAAGATCACAAGCAATTGGGGATGGATACTGTGGTATGTGCCCATCCTGCTGCTGATTCTTGCGTGGGCTTGGAAGGAATTCGTGAACAAGCCTCTGCGTCTTGACGACAAGGCAGAACCCGAGCAGCCCACACAGCCTGCTCCACAGGACGACACCACCACGGTTCCTTAATCGGTATCGCAGCGCAAGTCTTCAGGCAAAGACTCAAACATACGCTTGCAGATATAGTACGAGTCCACGATGTCACTCACGGGACTCACGGAATCTGCACGCTTTGGCGTGAGCAGAGTCTTCAAGTCCACACCTGTTTCGTGTGACCACGCTGCGTACATGGCGTTCTTGTCTGCGTTGCCCTTGCCTGTAGCAAACTTCTTGACTTCGGTGGGCGGAATAATGGTGACAGGAATGCTCAACTCGTACAGTTTGTACTTGAGAATGCCTGTGTTCTCCGCAATCTGAAACACCTTGCCGCTAGCCGAGTACGCATAGCCTTCTAGTGCAACATGGGAGCAGCCCATCACAATGTCTATTGCCCAATCAGCAATGGTTTCGTAGCGGTGTTCATCAGAGTTCCAATCAGTCAACCGCTCTCCAAACACATTCATGGAGCGCACTTCGCTTTGCCGCTTGTTGTCGGTGAGAAAATAAAACGAGCAGCCACTGTACGAGAATTTTCCTGTTGCATTGGTGCGGAACAAGCACACGGCAGGACCGCACAGAGAATAATCAATACCTGCTATCACCATACCCGTATTTAGGTGGCATACATACAGTATGAAAGGAGGAATCCAACTATGATTCCAAATGTGCAGACGGAGAATTACAATGAAACAGTTCTGATCCCTATTCTTCAGAACAAGGTGAATGACCTTACCACGCAGACAATCGTGCTTGAAGCCAAACTTCAGATTGCTCTGAAGGAAAAGGCTGAATTGCAGAAGCGACTGGACGCTGCGTTACAGCCCGCACCAACGGGCGAGCAGGACACCGAATAAAAAACTGCAAGCACACAGCAAGACTCGTTGAGTTTTGTTTAGTTGCATTCGGTTGTCTCCTGTATCCAATCTAAAAATAGGTCCAACCTGACAGCGGAGTTCTCAAAGAGATGTCCCCTCGTAATTGAAAGCGAGGAGATGATCCCAACGAGAACTCCGCTGTCGTTGTACACAGCCCCGCCTGAGTCACCAAACCAAATAGTGCCTTCTAGGGGCAGGAACTTGAAGGTGGACGGCTCCTCTACAGTGGTTCCGTAGTACCAGAACACACCAGGATTGCTTTTACGCTTGATGCCCCCACCGTAGCCCACAGTGGTAAACTCGTCACCACGGGCAAATCCGTAGCCTCTGGACAGCAGCGTGGACGGCGTGGCAGGGCACGGGGTTTCAAGGGTAAGCACCGCAAGATCCGCAAACACCACTCCCGCAATTTTATAATGCGGATGGATTGACACCCCGTGAACTTTAAAGAATTCGTTCCCCGAAATAAACCAGTACGGGATTACCCCGTCCGCGCAGTGCCCTGCGGTCAGCACATGGGTGGGATCAATGAGAACCCCACTGCCGTAGGTGCTGCCGTCCTCAATCGCAAGTGAGCCTACCTGTGGTTCGGAGCATTCATCCAAACGAGAGAACCCCCGCATGAACGGAGGCTCGGCGTTTACGCTGTTAGTCTCCCCGCTCTTCGGCGGGGTCGCGCTCTTCGGCGCGTTGGCGGCTACATCTACGGCACAGGCTTGCAGCAAGACGAGTGCGAGAGCCAGCAGAAGAGAATAGACACCGTGTCTCTTCATGCAAATATTTAGAGCAGTCAGCAGAGTAAAAATGTCCAGATTTAAAAGAAACAGCCCCCATTTACGGGGGCTGTCGGACGGGAGATGCGATCTCCTGTGGGGTTGCTTTATGTAGTGAGGTCAACCACTTCGCACTTGTCTCCGCTGCACGCAAAGGTCTGTGTGCCCTTCGTGGTGTCGGTCTTCTCGTATTGGGTGAGTTCGCTCCACTCAATGCTCTTGGGCAGTGCCGCAGCAGCAGCCTCGTACTGCTCCGCTGTGCAGTCCTGATACGGAGCCTGCTGATAGGTGTGATCGGAATGGGGCAGGAACGAAATGCCGCTGATCTCGTCAAAGTGCGCGTACACCCACGCACCCACTTCCATCCACTCATGCTCCTTCACGGTAACAGTAATGGACGGCTTGTGTTCGCACCAGTGCCGCTGATAGGTGAGCCACAGTTCAAGGTGTTCAATAGCCGTCATGTCGTTGCGCGTCACCGATCCCACAGCCTTCTGCGGGAACGAGAACACCATTGTGTGGTCGGGGCGCATGACACACGGCTCCGCAGGGAATCCCTTGTCAATCATAAATTGACACATGGGGTCTTTGCGGTCTGCACGAACAGTGCGGATGTAGTACTCGTTGTGACGGGCGTGGATGCCTGAAGCAGCGTCTGTCAACTGAGACACCGTGCCGCTTGGCTTGACACAGGTGATTGCAGCCGCAGGGTTGATGCCGATCCGCTTTGCCCACTCCTTATTGGTGGCTACGGCATCCGCCTTCAGCAGTTCAAGCAGCACATTCAGGTTGTCGCCCTGTGTCCGCATGAAGTGGTTGTCCAAGATGCCTGTGAGCGACACACCAAGCAAGCACTCTTCTTCGCAGTTCTTGCGCCACTCACTGCTGAGGTACGGGAAGTTCGTGAGAGAAGCCTGCCAAGTGCCAAGAATGGCTGCAAGCCGCACCTTGCGCTTCAGGGTATCAGGAGTGTCGTCTGCGCGAACAATGACTTCGCTCAGATTGCAGAACTCCTTGTCGCGCAGAATGATCTCGGAGCAGGGGTTTGTGCCGAACTCATAAGATGCGTCACGGCGGTCGCCCAGTTTCTCCACGGTCTTCCGACACGCTTCGCGGTTGAACAGTCCACGCTCACCGCTCTTGGACTTGTACAGCGACACCCACTCCTCCATGAATGTGCCGATCTCGGGCTTCTCCTTGAAGGCAACCGAGTTGTTGGCTAGTGCGCGTTGTGGATTTTCCACCCACCACTGCCCCACCTTAGCATCACGCATCCGCTCGTCCGTGAGATTGGAAAGCGAGATAAGAGCCGATCTACGCACTCCTCCGACAACGACAATTTCTGCAATCTTACAGATAATGTCGTGGCATTCAATAGAGGTGAGTTTGCGACCAGCACTCTTCTTAAAAGTACTGACGGTAAATCGGAACAGGTCTTCCAGTGGCTGCGGTCCACTTGCGCGTCCACCGAAAGTCTTGAGGCGCGCACCAAGAGGACGAATGTGAGACAAATCCCATCGGGGGATTTGACCTCCAATAAGTAGGGATACCAGTTCTCGGTAGGCTTTTGCCCAACCTTCCTTGGAGTCCTTGACCACAATGAGCGTATCGCTGTTAGTGAACTCTTCAGCAATTGTAGGAAGTTTTTCAACATACTGCCTCTCCACGCTAAAGCCTACACCAGTTCCGCACATGAGAACATACAGGATCTCATCAAATGCGCGAACCTTGTTGACCGCGACATAGGAGCAGTTGTAGCCTGCTGTGTTGTCCCGCTTGAGTGCTTCCCCTGCGGTCATTAGTGAGCGCATGGACGGCATGACTTCAAGATTCAGGACGGCTTCACGGAGTTCTTCGCGGACTGCCTTATTTATCTTCACGCCCTTCTCGGTGAAATGCTCATCAAAAAAGCGGAAGTAACGGTCAACCGTTTCCTCCCAAGTCTCGCGCCGCATTTCAGAATCAAGCCAGCGCGAGTAACGGGACAAGTGAATAAACTCTTGGTAGAGAGTGGGCAGTCGCTTCATGTGTAACTCCTTGGTTATTAGGTAGAGTATGTAGAGTGCAGCATAACACAAAGAGGGGCTTTCGCCCCTCTAAAGTATTGCCTTGAGTATTTGGTTTACGCTTCGGGAGGCTCCCAATCCGTACCAGAAACAATGGCTAATAGTTCATTTGCGGTATACGGTCCTTCGTGTTCACCAATTGCAGAAATTGAAGACGGTACAGTGTTTCCTACCCACTTTACAATACACTTGCTGCCGTCAAGTGAAAAACGAACACCTTCTCGTGTGCATAGAGTCTGCCCATAGTCCACGGAGTCCACCGTTGCGGAAGGAATCACTGCGTAGAAGATGGGAGTGTTATGTGTGACCATAGCGTTTCTTGGAGCGTTGGTAGTTTGTTTCTATTTCGTTTGTAGACAAAACACGATTGTATATTTTGACCGCGCCAATTTGACCATTAAAG